TCTTTGCCTCCTCCGCCAGGGCGGCGCGAGGTTTGTATTTCACTTTTGGCGGGAGCGGCACAGCCGGCGTGCGAGTCGCCGGCCGTGCGCAACCGAAAAGCAAAGCGAGGCTAATCAGCGCCAGCTTTTTTATCATCATCTTCCCCGGGTTCAACTTTGATCGTACGGACTTTGGCATGATTCTTACCTTTTTTGAGGAGCAGTTCTTGATCCCCGAAACGGTAACGCTCGATATCATTTTCAGCCATGAGCTCGAGCATTTTTTGTTCAACCTTTCCGAGATCCTCAGCGAGCTTAGCCTTTCGGTCGCGGATATCGATGAACTTATAGCCAAGGGTTTCGAGCGGTTTGATTTTGGGCAGGCTCACTCCCGGTGCATTTCCGAGATCAAGATCCTGTAGCTGCGGACGTGCTGACATTGTGACTATCCTTTCTGTTTTGAGGTTTATTGGTTGAAGTGACTGCAGAGAAATTATCGGCGTCGATCCGGAGGCACAAAGGGCAAGCCAACGAAGGAAAAGATTTCCGCTTCGCTGTGGACGGGATGATCGATGCACATGCGTTTGTTGACGAAGCCAGCGCCATACGCCTCGAGGTTCCAGCCTTTCTGTTTGGCCAGGGTCGCAATCTTGATATTCAGCATCTTTGGGCCAGTCCTGATAAACAGGGTCATGAACCAGTGAGCCTCAGTGGTAAAAAAGAAATCGACCGGGATCCCGCTATTGGTGTGCACAGCCAGCTTGTTTTTCTCTCCCCACATTTCGCTTCCGGACGAATTACGCCGCTTGCTAAGAGTGCTCCACTGGATCATTCGATCGAGCTCCTTGGCGGTATGATCAACGGCGGTTTTCTTGTCGCCAAACAGATCATCATCGCGCAACTCGATCTTTGGGATGATCACAAACTCGATATCGGAAACGAATCGCAAGCCGCGGCGCAGCGAGCCAGCAACCTTGAGGCGCACGGCGTGAGGCTGCAGTGAGTTGTAGAGCTCACGCGCCACCTCGAGCGCTTTCTCGCGGGGAAACTTGCCTTTGCTCATGACTCAGTGCTTTCCGGCAGCGCCTTGAAGCCTCCGCCTTTCATCGCCTCAAACAAAGTCTGTTTGCCGTCCCAAGCGTAGGGGAGGAAAACCTGCAGCGCCTCCGCCTGATTCATCTCCACCATCGACACTTGCACGTCGATCCAGTCCTGTACCAGTTTCCAAGCTGTTCGCTCCGCCTGCTCAAAGAGCCCTTGCTTGGCCGTCTCTCGAGGCTGCCGATGCGTCGCGCAGTAGTGCCGCCAGAGCGCCTCATAACAGGCGTGCACATTGGCCGGGAGCCGAATCGGAACGGATCTATTTCCGTTTGGAATGTTGAAGATGATGGAAGTGATCGAGGCGTTTGGACCGTAGGTTTTAGTTATGTGCGTCGCGCCAATGGCCGCGAGCTTCCACTCGATCCGGCTGATGGTTGTCTCCTTGGCGATCCCTGAGGTGTAATTTTTGATGTTCACAGCGGGAAAGGCAAAGTTTTGCAGGTGAAACCGCACGCGCCTTTGTGCCCTCCGCCTCCGTATTTCTTTGCGATGGTCGTAAGATCCAAATCGGTTTGGTGTTTGGCGTGATAGAGGCTCACCAACCATTGGCTGCCCATCCAGCAAAAGCCCATGAGCGCGTCATGGCCAGTCGCCTCAATGTCGCGACTCGCGAAAAACATCGAATTGAAGCGCGCAGAATTGATGCAAAGGAAATTGAGCTCTTCCCATTTCATCAGAAAGCTCCTGGCCCTGCAGGTGTCAGCATCGGATTGCTGCGCATAGCGCTGCGCGATGCCTCCGCCAAAGAGCATCGATTTGAGCAGCTTCTCATCGTTGGCGAACAGCGCGTGATACGTGCTGGGCCCAATCTCCCCGCACTTGAGCGCATACTGGAAAGTTTCGGCCGCGGGATTGCGCTTATCCCAAATGTCGTACTCGCCGGCCAGTTGCACAGCCAGGGGCTCTTTTACCGTCCGGTCAATAAACTCCTGCTTTTTGGGCAGTCCTCCGCCCATGTTCCTCAGGTTGTAATTGTGAAACCATTGCCAAACCAATCGGCACGCGGCAACTCCGTCGATCCGATAGCCAGCAATGTGCGCAGGGTGCGAGAGGATCGAGGTGGCATGATGATCGATCCAAATGTACTTGCTGAAATCGACGCGATCGAGCGGCTGAATTTTTGGGTTATGCTCTTTGCCTGCCCATCCATCCTTAAAGATCCAGCCAAACGGCCGATCTAGCGGGAGATCCATCACATAGATCAAGTCTGAGGAGATCAGGATCGAATCATGATTCAGCGGCCCGTTGGGAAAGTCCCATCCGATAAACTCAACCTCAGGCGGAGGCGAGCCAGGGCTATAGCGATCGATGAGCAGAAAATGCCGTGCGATCTCGCGGCAGAAAATGCCGTCAGCGTCTGCGGAGTGGTGAATTACGGTGATCTTCATTAGGTTGGAGTGATTGCTCGAGGCGCACAATGATTTCGTTTGGGCGGCTTCGATAGTTTTTGGTTGCCTCTTTTTTAATCTTCTCGGAAAGGATGCGAGGTATTCTCACCTGTTTCCAAGGTGGACATTTGAAAGGGTAGGTTCGCCTGCTCATTGCGAGTTTTTAGGCGCAGAAATCGAGCGACTTGGATTAAACTTTGGCCCATGCGCCCTGAGAATAAGATTGGTCAATGCAGCGAGACTGATCGGCCAAGGTGTCATTTTCTGGATAGCTTTGAGAATGATCACGGCATCCTTTTCGAGTCTCACCGTGGTTTTATTGGTTGCCATGCGGCACAGTGAAGCATGATGCTTACACAATGACAACAGAAAAAATATGATCCTCTATGGATTAAGTTGGCCAGAAAATTACACCCGTTTGAACGCGGAAATCGACATGATCCGCGCTGGCGGCAAGATTGAGCGCGGCGGCAAGAGCTACGGCGAGGGGCTCTTTCATCATTACCGGTGCATGTTCAATCTGCTCTGGCCAGAGGATGATCATCACCGTTGGAGTGATCTCTGTCTCAAGCGCAAGACTGAGCATGAGATCGTAATCATGATGGGCAGCGGCGACTCCAATAAAACTTACATCAGTTCGAAATACGTCCTCTGCAATTGGTGGGTTTTGCCGTTCAATACCCTCTGGATCATTTCGAGCACAGAGTTGCGCGGCGCTGAGCTCCGGAATTGGGGCGCAATCAAAGGGCTCTTTAACCGTGCTCGAGAGCGGTTCCCCTGGCTGCCTGGAGTAGTCCTCGAGTCAAAGACGTGCATAACTCCGGACGTCATCTCAGAGGGCGGCGTCGCTGGGCGGCTTCTCACCAAGGGGATCATCTTTGTTCCCTGCAAAAAGGGCGGCCAATGGGTGGGCATGGGCGCGTACGCCGGAGTGAAGCCTCCCAAGGGCGGCCGCCTGGGCCATTTCGGGGATGAAGTCAGCTTCATGCATCCCAATTTCCTCAATGCTTACGCGAATTGGTACGGGAAAAACTTTGAGGCGATTTTGGACGGCAACCCCACTGACCTTGACGATCCGTTGTGCACGGCCGCAAAACCGATCGGCGGCTGGGAGGCGTGGAAAGACAACGGCAAAACGCAGGAATGGTTAAGCACATTTTACAATGCTTGGGTGATCGCTTTGGACGGCCGCGACTCGCCCAACATGGATCAACCCAAGAACCTGCCGCCTCGTTACCCGTATCTCATTCACTGGAAAAAACATCAAGCAGTCCTCGCGTTGCATGGTCCAGACCATCCCCTCTACTGGCAGCAATGCGTAGGCAAGCCGCTCCCTGGCACAGAAAAATTCAGAATCATTCCCCACTCGCTGCCAGAGACAAGCGGCGCGTACGATCAGGTAGTTTGGGAGGGATCGGACATAACCGATATTGTCTCGCTGGATGCTGCTTACGGCGGCGAGGGCGGCGATCGCTGTATTCTCACGCACTTGCGTTTCGGTCGCGATATCGAGGGGCGTGACGTGATCGAGGTGAAAGCTCAGCCAACCGTCCCCGTCGCAGTTCAGACCGGAGGCGATCGAGTTGAAAAGCAGATCGCCAAATTCTGTAGATCCTATTGCGAGGGTTACAAGATCCCTCCCTCGAGCTTCTACTTCGACGGCCGGTCAACCCTGGCAGTCACCTTTGCTCAGGTGTGGTCTGCGGAAGTCAATGTGGTGGACTTCGGAGGGCCAGCAACCAAGCGGCCGGTTTCGCAGGATGAATTTGTTATCGATAAGGACACAGGCGAAAAGCGGCTCAAACGCTGCGATGAGCATTACTCCAAATTCGTTACGGAGCTTTGGTTTTCCATCTACTACCTGATGATCGGCCGGCAGATTCGCAACCTGCCAAAGGATTGCGCGACGGAGCTCCGGAGGCGGATCTGGCGTTTGGTTTCTAAGAGCCGAATTGAGGCAGAGACAAAGAAGGAAATGAAAGAGCGCCTCACGGAGAGCCCTGATATGGCCGATTCGCTGGTGACAGGTGTTGAGGGTGCGCGGCGGCAAGGTTTCCTGATCGCAATCCTCAAAGATGTAACGGCGCAAAAGCAGGAGGATGACGATTGGCTCGAACAAGAACTTGCTAAGCATCGGGAATTTATGCAAAAGACTGAGCTCAAGTCGCGAACATGAAACCGCTCCCGCTCCCCAACTCAGTCCTCCCGGCAAAGCTTTACGTGATTCTGGATGGCTCCGGTAAAGTGGTGGATGAGGTAACCGCGAGCAACTCCTGGCAGGCGCTGCAGACAGCCAGTGAGCGCGCCAAGGATCCAACCAAGTGCCGCACCGCAATCCTCAAACCCAAGCCCTAAAATGAAACTTATCCCACTCACCCAAGGTGAATGCGCCATTGTCGATGATTGCGACTTCGAACAGCTAAACCGATGGAAGTGGTCCTGTATGTTTTGCGGTGGGCGGAGGTACGCTTACCGCGGAACTCGTAACCGGAGAGCCGGGACACAGACAACGATCCTTATGCATCGCCAGATTCTGAATGCCCCCGATGGCGTCGAAGTTGATCACGTACACGGCGCGGGTCTGAATAATCGAAGAGGCAATTTGAGATTCGCTTCACACCAGCAAAATCTTTTCAATTCCAAGATCCGGACAACAAACAAATCAGGTTATTGCGGTGTGACGTTTGATAAGGATAGAGGAAAATGGTTTGCCTCAATCAGGATAAATGGAAAAACCAAAGGCTTAGGGAGATTTGAAACCCCTAAAGAGGCTGCCCTGGAATGGAATCGGGTTGCGCTTGAGAGCCGCGGGGAATTTGCGAGGCTGAATGTAATATGAGTGACTTTTCAAGAAGCGCGTTTCCGCCAGGAGGTTTCCAATTCTACCAGCCTGAGACGGGTTGGCGCGCTCCGACTCCGATCGCGAGCACATTTACGCAGACTGTAGAGCTCATTATCAAGCATCGGCTCAAAAATCCCGCGATCGTCGCGCAGCACGGGCTCTCCCTGGATCCGGTTGCAGTGGGCAACGAGCTCGAGGCTTACAATCTCCAGCGCCTGGGGCTGAAATTACCTCCGGCGAGCCCATCGGCCGGACAAGTTGTCGTTCCCCTGGCAACCTCTTGCTGCGGTCACTGATTTATGAATGATACTTTTAGCCGCAATTCTTTCCCCCCGGGAGGGTTTCAGTTCTACCAGAGCCAGAGCAAATGGAGTGCGCCCAATCCCAAGGGCAATACTTTCGATCGGCAGGTGGCAGAGATTATCGAGCATCGGAAAAGAAATCCCGCGATGCTGATTCAGCACAAACTGTCCATTGATCCGGCCGTAGTGGGCAACGAGCTCGAGAGCTTCAACCGTGCGCGCCTGGGCATACCGGCGATCCGGCCGGCGCTTGAGCAGATCCCGCCTCCGGAAAGCTCCCCGCTCCTTTCGGTACCGGTACGCGACGCAATTTCAGCCGTGAAAAAGATTGCGGCTGGAGCGGCGCTGCTCATGGAATGGGAAGAGAGCGGCTTGCCTCCGGAGCCTGCTCCGGTTTCAGAAGCCAGGGCGGCAGTCTGCGCCGTCTGCCCCAAGAACGAAAAAGGCAAGAGTCTCACGGAGCTCTTCACGGTCCCGGCCGCAAACCGGATTCAAGAGAAGCTGAAGCGCTTGCATGAAATGGATCTCAAAACCTCTAAGGATGCTGAGCTAAACGTCTGCCAAGCCTGCCTTTGTCCCCTCAAGCTCAAGGTGCATACCCCTATGAGCCTGATCCAGAAACGCCTCAAACCGGAACAGCGCGCAGAGCTCGATCCCAAATGCTGGATCCTGGCGTGATCCATGTTGTTTATATCGCGGTTTCTGGCGGCCCTCTCACTCACGATTACTGCGCTCGCTTCGTTGGGAGTTACCTCGCCAATCCTCCCGGCGCGACTAACCGCGTAATTGTGGTCTGCAACGGCGGCGCGCTCCCGGTCGAAACGCAGATGCTTTTCCTCCCGCTCAATGCCACCTTTCTCCTCCGCAAAAACGATCCGTCCTGGGATATCGGCGGTTATATGGATGCGGCGCTTCAGTTTCAGGGAAAGTTTCTCTTTTGCTGCGGCGAGACGGTTTACTTCCATCGCGAGGGCTGGCTTGCTAGGATGGCTGAGGCTTGGGAGAAATACGGCAACGGTATGTATGGCTCTTTCTCGAGCAACCTTGTCCGGACGCACCTCAACACAACAGCGTTTGCCTGCGATTCCGCCTCGCTGCTCAGTTACCCGCGGCCGATGAGTCGCGCCGATCGCTACAATTTCGAGCACGGCTCAGATGCGCTCTGGCTCCGACTTCATAAGCACGGCAAACCGGTTAAGCTGGTGACGTGGAACGGAGTTTGGGAGCCGGTTCACTGGCGTTTGCCCATGGATATCATGTGGCGCGGCAATCAGAGCAACTGCCTGAGCTTCTGCTCGCATACCGATCGCTATCGCGCAGCCACTCCGACAATTCAACGTCAATGGTCTGCCTGGGCAGATGGTCCTTACCGCTTATGAGAATCGCAGTCGTTTACATTTTCCCCGTTTTCGATGGGGCGTTTTTCGATAACGCCTGCCGGTTCATCGCCACTTACAACGAGAATCCGGCCGGGATGGAGCACCAGCTTATTTTTGTTTCCAACGGTGGCAAGCCAACGCTCGAGATGCGCGGCTTGGCGGAGTCCTGCGCGCATCCGGTTGAATGGTTCGAGCACGATAACAGCGGCATGGACATTGGCGGGTTCCAGGCGGCCGCTCGAGCGATCCCCTGTGAAATGATGCTCTTTTTGGGAAACAGCGCGTACCTGCGCCGGCCGCAGTGGCTCTCGAGGATGGCTGAGGTTTTTCACAAATACGGGAGCGCGGCGATCTACGGCAGCACGGCGAATTGCGGCGACTCCCGGGTAAATGTGTTTCCCCATCTTCGGACCACGGGCTTTTGGATGGCTCCGATGATCATGAACATGTACCCATTCAAGGTTACGCGGCCGGAGCAACGCTACCCTGCAGAGCACGGAGCCAACTGTATTACGGAATGGGCCAGGGCTCAGGGTTACCCCGCAATCATGGCTACCTGGGAGGCTGAGTCAGAGTGGCCAAATTGGGATGGGATGCCGGGAGGATTTCACCGCGAACAGCAACAAGGGCTTTTAGTGGGTGACCGTCTTACAGCGCCTCCCTACTATCCCCATCCGTGAAAATCTTCACAGGGAAATCAGTGCCGCCAGAGCTCAAAGATTTTTCCGGCCCGATTTGCTTTGATCCGGCTTGCTTCCGCAGAGAGACGCACTTTGTTCGGGAATGGGGATGCCGTTGGAACGATAGGGCGATCATAAACAAGAGCGGGACAGTTACCATTTTCAAAGATCAACACGGTAGGGCACTGGATCCGATTAAAACGGAGCCCTATTACACATGAAGATCGCAATTTTTTACCATACCCTTTTCTACCTGGGCACGCCTCCGACACTGCGGCCGATGGCAGTCGATATCATTGCGGAGCAGGTAACCGAAATGGAGCGAACCGGACTTATCGCCGCGGCCGATGAGCTCTTTGTCGGAGTCAACGGAGGCGAGGAGAGCGAGGACATTGCAAAAATGCTCCTGCCTTCGAAAGCGAAGCTCTCTTTTCACGGGCTCAAGTCGCGAGCCGAAAACCTAACGATCGTCATGCTCGAGCGCTGGGCCAAAGCAAACCCGCATTGGGCGATTCTGTATCTTCACGCCAAAGGGAGCAGCCATGAGCACGGGAGCCCTTACGGCCAAAACGTCTCGGGCCCCTGGCGGCGCGCCATGATGTTCGACTTGGTAACCAACTGGCGCGCCTGCGTCGCGGACCTTGAAGCGGGAGCGGAAATGGTCTGCTCACACTTCATGCGCAATATGGCCGATGGCAGTCAGCACATACCGGCCGGCAATTTCCTGTGGACTACTTCGAACTTTGTTCGCACTCTCCCGTCCATCTTCATGCGTGAACGGATCAAAGTCTCAGGTATCGATGCTCTCGAAAGCAGATTCGAGGCTGAGGTTTACTGGGGCAACGGTCCAAGGCTGCCGATGGTGAAGGAGTGGCGGCCCAATGGCGGAGGCGGCTGTCCGTAATGAGTCCAGAGCTCGAGGCGGCTTACGCAGAGGCGGCTCTGCCGTTCATTGACGGCGCGATCACAAAGGAAATAATCGGGTTGCGCTCCTGGCGGTATTTCCTCGAGGTAAACTCCGCGTGTAACCTCAAATGCCCCACTTGCACCAAGGGCAATAAAGCTGGGTACGAGCATCAGACCGGGATCATGGATCCGGAACTGATGGGCAAGATTATCGACAAGATCGCCAGCGAAAATCCCAAAGCGATCGTTTTTCTCTACGGCAATTCGGAGCCCTTTTTGCATCCTCGTTTGCCGGAATGCATCGCGGCCGTCAAAGCTCGAGGACTGCGCTGCGAGCTCTCCACAAATCTCAACTACGTCCACCGCCTGGATGAGACTCTGGCCGCCAAGCCTGATTTCATGATCGTCTCGCTCTCCGGTTTCACGCAGGAGATTTACGAGAAAGGGCACGCTGGCGGGGATATCGAAAAGGTTAAGGCGAACATGAAGGTGTTGGGCACATTCAACCAGTTAGCCAATCCGAAAATAAAAATCGCCGTCAATTTCCATCTTTATAAAGACAATCGTGGAGAGGATCAGCTTGGGCTTATGCGAGCCTATGCTCAAGACTGCGGGTTCGAGCTTTTCGTTAGCACAGCCAGAGCTATTTCGATGGAAAATGCCGTACAGTACTGCAGGGAAAACGATAGCGAAGCTACCCCTTTTGAATTGCAGCGTGGCCAACCGGATTGGAATGCCATCCTGCCGCCCACTTCGAATCAATGGCGGGAAACCATGGCGAGACTCACTATTCCGCCGACTGAATCGAGGGGTATGTATTCGCATCATCCGGTTTCCGAGGTGTGCCCCGTTGGCGCGGGTGGGCTCTTCACCTTTATCCGCCATGACGGGAAAACGGAGCTTTGTGCGTGCGTCGCAGATCGAAGGATCACCCTCAAAAACTACTTAGATGCGACGCCCGATGAATTGATCCAGCAACGTCAAGGGCATCCAATTTGTAAGCAGTGCACGCGCTATCGACTCAATCTTTATTTCATGATTGCAGATCGGGATCGCTGGGATTGATCTTGTGAGCACTCCCCGGCATAATGGCTCTGGCCTTGATACGGCTGCAAAAAGCGCGAAAAAGCAAACTTTACAACTCGCTCCGAGACTGCGGCCATCGTGCGCCGGTATCACTTTCTTGGGGCGAGTTGATTTTGCTATGGAAGAATGGAAACCGATCGACGGCCATGAGGGCTACGAAGTAAGCAGCCTTGGGAGAGTGCGTAGCCGGGAGCGAGTGATCCCCGCTAAGATTCTCAAGCTTCAGACCACGGATGAGGGCTACGTCCGGGTACATTTGAGCGGAAAAAACCGAGCAGTTGCCTCCGTTCACGCATTAGTACTGACGGCATTCAAAGGGCCACGCCCGCCGCGCAAAGTCGCTCGCCACCTCAATAGTGTAAGGAATCATAATACGGTTGAAAATTTGGAGTGGGGGACTCAAAAGGAAAACATCGCTGACCGAATTGCCAACGGAACGTACTACCAAGGACAAAATCATCCGAACTCAAAACTTACAGACCTTGACGTTAAAACAATCCGGGGATTAGCGGAGGCTGGACTGACAAAGGTAGCCATAGCCAGAAAGTTTTGCCAAAGTCCGGCCAACATAGGTCACATCGTTAATCGGAAATCATGGACGCACATCTAATGATGAAAACCTTGGATGAGATCGCGATCAGGCACGGCACGGACAAAGCCACGCAGTTTACGCGCACTCATGCCCAACCCAAGGGCTATACCGTTCATTATGAGAAATTCTTCACGCCGCTCCGGCACACTCCGGTCAAGCTGGTTGAGATTGGAGTTGGCGGAGGCGAATCAGTTCGCACTTGGCTGGATTATTTTGATGCCGCTTGGGTGATCGGGATCGACAATGTTAGCGGTACCAACGAGTGGAACACTCCAAAGCAGTTCGGGGCAGGTATGGAGCAGTTCGATCGGTACGGGTTCATGGCCGCGGACCAAACGGATCCGGTTTTTTGGGCGTGCTTCACGGCTGACGTTAAGCAAACCGTCGATATCGCGATCGACGATGGCTCACATGAGCCCAAAGCGGTTCAAGTATCGTTTGCCGGTTTGTGGCCACTGATTAAGCCGGGAGGGCTCTACTGTATTGAGGATTTGGGGTGCGGGTTTACGAGCCCTGGCTGCCAAACTCATTGGGAGTGGCTGGCGACCTACCTCGCTCCTCTAATGACCGGAGGGCTTGCCGATCTCGATTCGATTTACGTTGCCCCTCAACTCGCAATAATCCGAAAGAAAGGCTAGAACCGTGTACACCATTCACAATCGCTGCCGCGCCTGCAACTTTGGCCCTCCTATTCTCCCTGGCGGAACAAAAGCCGGAGCCAACTCCGATCGCCTGCTCCCTGCTTTCAGCCTGGGGGTTCAGCCGCTCGCTAACGACTTCTGCGCAGACGGCGAGGAGCGAGCCGGTTTTGCGCCGCTCGAGATTCTCCTCTGCCCTCAATGCGGTTTGGCGCAGTTGAGCGTAGTTGTCGACCCGGGGATCCTTTACGCCAAGGATTATCCCTACGTAACCAGCAAGAGCGACACGATGCGCCAACATTTTGAGCTCTTGTGGTCTGACTGCAGTGCGCAAGCCTCCTGCAAAACCGTCCTCGAGATTGGCAGCAATGACGGCGACTTTTTGAATTACTGCCGCAGCCACGGCGCAGAAGCTGTGATCGGTATCGAGCCGGCCGCCAATCTGGCGCAGGCAGCCGAAAAGCAGGGCATCCGGACGATCCGCGATTTCTTCAACCCTGTCTCAGCCGCGATGGCGAGCCAAGCCATGCCCAAAGTGGGGATGATCTTTGCCCGTCACGTCTTTTGCCACGTACCAGACTGGCAAGCCTTCATGGCTAACTTGCAACTCCTGGCTGGGCCCGAGACTCTGATTTGTATCGAGGTGCCTTACGTGATGGATCAACTCAAGGCGATCAGCTTTGACCAGATTTATCATGAGCATTGCAGCTATCTCTCCATCCGTGCGATCAAAGCCCTGCTCAACGGCGGCCCGTTCTGCCTCAAGGATCTCAAGCACTACACGATTCACGGCGGCGCGATTCTGCTCATGATTCAGCGCCGTAGCCCTGAGATAAAGGCCAGTCCAACGGTCCTCGAGTACCTTGACGCGGAGAGCGCCACTCAAAAAAGCTGGCAGGAATTTGCGGAGAAAAGCTCCGACGCGATCGAGAAGCTCAAAGGCTTGATCCGGCAACTGCGCAAAGAAGGGAAGCGCGTTGTGGGCTTTGGTGCCTCCGCCAAGAGTACCGTTTGGATTAACGCCATGGGGCTTACTCGCGCCGATCTGTCCTGCGTCTACGATTGCACTCCCTCAAAGTGGTATCGGTACATTCCCGGCACGGATATCCCGATCGTCAACCAGGGCGGCTTTTACGTCGACGATCCGGAGTATGCCGTCATTTTCGCTTGGAACTTCGCGGAGGAGATCATGGACAAGAACCGGAAATGGATGGAAGGCGGCGGCTCGTTCATTGTCCCCATCCCTGAGGCGAAAATCTATCGCGCTGAGACGTCTTTCAAGCCTTACGATGCGCCAGTTGCTGCCGGTTAATGCTTGCAGTGCTCACCGCAAGGGTTTATTGCCCACGGTGAATGAGCACCGCGAAAGAAGTAACGGATCGTTGGGATAACGCCTCCCTCGTAAATCAGCAAGTTTGGGATTGGCGCTTAGCCGATCTGCCTCGCGGAGAAAATCGCACCATTCTGGATCGCCTTTACAACGGGGATCCGCCCTTCGATGAGGCGCTCGCGGAAGAGAATCAGGTAGAGATCAACCGCAATAACCTCGAGGGCCCTAACCTCCTGGGCAACGCTCGCCGGCAGTGGAACTCCGCAATGCTCAAGTCTGGTAATTTCTTCAATATCGCCGTTCACCGCGGAGCACGTAACATGAGGCGTGAGTATGGGCACACCATCACCAAGCACCTCAATCGAGTGCTGCGCAAAAGTATGCCTTATAAAGAGCAGCGGCGGCAGACCGGCGCGGCCGTCATGCTCCATGGCATCGGGCCCACACATTGGGACACTCGCCGCGGAATGGTGCCTGATGTAGTGCCGATCTCGAGCGTGCTGGTACCGAGTGAAACGCTGGTATCCGGCGCGAACATCGATCGCTTTGCCATTTTCCGAGAGTACACCCCCGCTCAGCTTTACACCCTCACGCACGGCCCAAAAAAGGATCCTGGCTGGCAGATGGCAACGGTTATGAGCCAATGGGAGTACGTGCGCCAGATGACGCAGAAACAGCCAAACGCCACGGCTTACCAGTACATGCCGGAGCGGATCGAGGAGCTCGCCAAGCAGGATTTGGGATTTTGGGGCTCTGATGCTGTGCCTACGATCGATTGCTGGGATTTTTACTTTCGCGGCGATCGGGATACGGACGGTTGGTACCGGCGGATCATCCTCGATTGGGGAGTTACTCAGGAAAATTACAAGCAGTACCCTGCAGGCGGCAAACCTCCGGAAAAACCGGACAATAGCAGCTTTCTTTACACCTCCGGCGATCGGCGCTTTGCCAACTCGCTCAACGAGATCATTCACTTCAACTTTGGCGACTGCTCCGCGGTTACGCCGTTTCGGTACCATTCAGTTCGCTCCCTGGGCTGGATGCTTTGGGGTGTGTGCGACCTTGAAAACCGGTTGCACTGCAAATTCAATGAGGCAATTTTTGAACAACTCCTCTGGTTCTTCCGAGTCGCCGGCAATGCCGATATGACGCGCATCAAAAAGGCGTTGTTCAATCACATGGGCGTAATCCCTGCAGGTGTCGCCATGGTCAAGAACGATGAGCGCTACAAGCCTGATGCCGCCCTGATCGAGATGGCTTTCAATCGCAATCAATCTGCAATGCAGCGCTTTTCCTCGAGCTTCACGCAGGACGGAGGCAAAAACGAAAAGGAGATGACGGCAACTGAAACCATGGCCAGGGTCAACACCGTCAATCAGCTTGTCTCAGGCATGATGCAACTGGCTTACGAATACGAGGAGGCTAAGGATTACGAGATTTGTCGGCGCGCCTGTATCCGCACGCTCCCCGATCCCATGGCGAAAGCTTTTCAGCGCGCCTGCCTCGAGGATGGGGTACCGGAAGAGATTTTAGATTCTGAATGCTGGGAGCTCACGGAAGAGCGCACGCTTGGGTCTGGAAACAAGCAAATCGAAATGGCTCAGGTTCAGTTCCTGCAGCAACTCCGGCCGAAACTCGGGCCCGATGCGCAGCGCAAAGTTGATCACATTTCGATTGAGTCCGCCCTGGATGATGCCGCGATCGCTGAGGATCTGGCTCCGCTCGAGGGACAAACCAAAGTCAGCAGTTCGATGCATGACGCGATGCTCTCCACTGAGCGGCTCATGCGGGGGCTCATATTTGTGCCGTCTCCGGATATGGTCTATGAGGACTATGTGAAAGTCTGGTTAGCGGACCTTACACAAATGGTTCAAGGGGCTGTGGAATCCGGAGGGATGGCATCTCTGGCCGATATCATTGGATGGCAGACCATGGATCGCACGATTGAGTCTTTCCTTCAGATCATGGACTCCGACGAAGAGCAGGCTGACAAGGTGCGCGGTTACCGGCAGCAACTGGCGCAGCAAATGAACGAGGTAAAAGCCTTTGTTCAGCGACTGCAGCAACAGATGAAGGCGCAACAGGCTAACGGAGCCAATGGCAACGGCGAGGCGCAAGCTGCAGTGGCGGCAGAGCAGGCTAAAACCATGGCGGAGATCGAGGCTAACCAAGCCCTGGCGGCGCAGAAGCTCAAAAACGCTGAGGCGAGCCATGCTCAAAAGACGGCGCAAAGGCAGGTTCAGTTTGAGATGGATCAGCAGCGCGAAGATCGCCGGACTAACGCTGAGATCCGCCGAAAAGCCGATCAACACGCCCTCGATATCACAGCCGGCCGAATCAAAACGCTTGATCAGGCGACGGAAGAGGAGCAAGCATAAGCCGAAATGCTCCCGATCTAGCGTTACATGAACCAACCCGTAAGACTTCCCGCTCTTCCGGAATATCCGCCTCTGGCGACTCCTGCAGCGGCTCCGAAACCGACGCCACCGGTTAAACGATCGCCGCGGCCGCGCAAGCCAGTGCGGGATAACCGGAAAATAAAGTACTACTGATGCAAACCGCTCTTGAAACTTTCCGCCAGGGCCCACACCGCAAGCTTTTCGAGGAAATAACCGAAACGGCCGCCTTTAAGGCTGCCTGCGATTACGCTCTGCTCACTTTTGTTGAACAGGCACCAGATGCCACCGGGGATCCCAACATGCTTTGGGCGACTCACTCTCAAACCGTAGGCGCACGCCGCGTGCTCGAGATCCTCCGCAGCCTTCACTCTCTCGAAGAACCTCAAAAAGCCCTCCGCACTCCAACGCTAAAACCGCCTCAATAAAAATATGCCAGCAAACGCTCCCGCGGCTCCGGCCGCTCCCGCCAAACCTGCAGCCGCACCAAAACCAGCGCCAGCGCCGAAACCTGCCGCGGCCGCTCCGGCTCCGGCCGCTCAGCCAAAGCCAGCGCCCAAGGCAGCGCCGAAACCGGCCGCACCTGAGCGACCAGCGATCCAGCCAAAGCACGAAGTTGACGGCGATTGGCTCAATACCGTTGGCGATGAGCTCAGGGACTTGGACATAGCCGGAAAAGTCACTCGCCCTGCGCCAAAGCCCAAATCCAAGCCCAAGGCAGAGGTTCCGGACGCTCCGGACGCTCCGGACGCACCTGCAGAAGAGGAAACACAGCCTGAGATCCAGCCTCCGGACGCTCCGGACGCTCCCGAGACACCCGCGCCAGAGGTTCCGGAAGAGCCCGATCTCAAAACCAACGCCGGTTTGCGCAAAGCTTTCGATCGCGCTCAGCTAAAGATCAAAAACGAGCTCGAGCCGGAGCTCACCAAGGCGCGCACGCGCATTAAAGAGCTCGAGAGCCGGGAGCCGGAAGAGGTTACCCCGCTCCGTGAGAAGCTCACCGCGATCGAGAAGCGCAATCAGGAGCTCGAAAACGAGATCGAGTATGTGAACTACTCCTCGAGCAAAGAGTTTCAGGAGAAATATGCGCAGCCTTATCTCAATGCCTGGAATCGAGCGCTTAACGATGTTCAGCAACTCACGGTAGAGACTGAAAACGGCGAGACGCGCCAAGCCACTGAGGAGGATCTGCTTTACATATCACGGCTCAAGCTGGGCGAGGCAATCACGCAGGCTGACGCCATGTTCGGCCGCGGCGCGCCAACAATTCTCCGGCATCGCGAGCTCATCCGTGAACTGGCGGAGGCGCAGGATAACGCTCTCAGGACTGCCAAGGACAAAGGCGGGGAGCGCCTCAAAGCACAGCAGGCGCAATCTCAGCAACAGACGGAAAAGATGCGAAAAATGTGGACGCAGACCAATCAGGCGCTCGCTGAGAAATACAAAACATGGTTTGCTCCGGAAGAGGGAGATCAGGAGGGCAACGCGCTCCTCGATAAAGGCCGGAAGCTGGCCGATCGCATGTTTAGCCCCACGGAAGAGACGCGGCCGAAAACGCCAGAGGAGGCAGTGCGATTGCACGCGCTCATTTACAACAAGGCGGCCAATCACGATCGCCTCGCGCTCCGACTCAAAAAATCTGCCGCTCGAGTTGCTGAGCTCGAGGAATCCTTGAAGCAATACGAGGAGAGCGAACCGCATGGCGGCCGTCCTGGCGCTGGCAGCCGTCCGAGCTCCGCCACTTCTGCAGCCAACGAGTACGAATCTGAGATCGATGCTCTCGCAGCCAAGGGCCCGAGACGGTGAAATATGCAAACCTCACGGCCGCGCAGCTTGCCAAACTCATCAAGCGCCGGCCGATGCAAGATCACGCGGCCGCCCACGTTTGGGCGGAGCGCATCGAATCTGATAAGCAGCGTTGCGCGCTCCCGAAAAAAGAACAGCGAAGATTAGGCTTACTCCCTCCCGTCAATGGAAACTCAATACACAATGGAAAAGGGCCCGGGTTACAAAATGCCGTTTCTGGAGCCTCAGCCTCAAAGAACGATCCGGCCGCTCACTGCCCAAGTCCTGCTCCAAATCCTGCCGCATAAGGAAACGACTGACTCAGGGCTGTTTCTGCCGGATATCGCGCACAACCGGCAACAGGGCGAGAAAGAGAAACCGGCTCATGCTCTGGTGATCGCCGTTGGGCCCTGGCGCAAAGCCAAAAACGGATATTCCATCCTCCCTGAGATTAAGCCTGGAGACAAAGTTTTGGTGTCGTTTTACGCCGGTCACAAGCTCACGCGCTCAATCGGATCCCGCCTGCGCCTGTGCTCCATCGATGACGTCCTTGCCGTCCTGCAGCCTCAGACCAAAGCGGAAAGATTGGATGCGAACCGGGAGGCGATCCTCGATGCCGTTTTTGCGCCGCTTGAAAAATAGCTCTTGACCCTCTCTCCCACTCGAGAGTATTGCTACCCGCGATCAGTGAATTGCGCGAGCCCCGGTCACTCGCAAGTCCAGTGCGACTCAGGACTCTAAAAAAGCAGCCGCTAAGCTCCCACCGGGAGTCACCCGCCTGATAGGACGGAGAGTTAAGCAAACGTCCGTTAACCTTTAACGTCCGATCAAAATTTTAGTTTATGGCACTTAGTTGCAAGCAGTTCACGGATTACCTGAGCCGGAAATCCGAACACCTTGACGATAACATTATCCTTTCGATGCACCCGATCGACACTTGGATCGGGCACGTTTCGATCGGCCGCTTTGCGGCAGAGGATGGCGTTGAACACACTTTCGATCGTTTCGAGAATGTTTTCCCTGATCTCCGCGGAGCCTGGGAGGACGTTTCAGCCGGCAGTTGCATTGGCCAGCCTTGCGACCCGTCGACCACAAAGATCGGCTTGGGCTTCACCCGAGACAGCTACAAGCTGCAGCGCAAGTCCTACGAAACCGATCTCTTCTGTTTCGACCAGATTCTTTCCGCCGATCGCGCCAAGCAACAGTTTGCCCACGTTATCAGGGTTAACCGGCGCGCCTCTTCGCTGATCACCTCGCACCGGTTCCGGACGGAGGCGATTCGCATCGCCAAATACAAATGGGCGACGGCCAACAATACGCTGGTTCCCATTACCGCGACCTGGGACAGCACTATGACCTTTTTGACGGTTTCCACCTTGCCCACCAGCAAGATCACCGCACGCCACCTGCAACGGCGCGTGCAGCCTCAGATCCGCGAAGGCGCGCTCTCTGAGGATATCAATCGTTCCGTTCAACCCATGCTCGAGTTTGTAACCGATATGGATGAAGTCTGGAACATGGTTGAGGGCAACCCCGAGCTCACGGACCATTGGCGCTTCACGGACTTTGCCGACGCTGAGAAGTATCACAAATACGGCTGGGTTGGGAAGCTGGGCAACTATGGTTTGCGCGCTGATTGGACTTCGCTCCGGTTCAACGTGTATTCGCAGAATGCGGACGGTACTACGACCCTGCAGATCGTCTACCCGTACACCAATGTGTCAGCCACGGAAGGCATCAAAGAAGTTGTGAATAACGACTACGATAACGCCTATATCCAAGTCGACTTCATTTGGCACCGCAAAGCGATGACGTCCATGGTGCAGGACACCACGTCGATCAATCCGGAGATGCCTTTCGCCATGCGCGACTTTGCCGGCAAGTGGCAATTCGTGATGGATAACCTCACCTGCGGTACGGACGTAAACGGCAACCCGATCGCCGTGAACAACGAGCGCCGCAACAAGGGTAAATTCATCGCTGATTGGCGCTTTGCCACTCAGGCGGAATACCCTGAGCTCGCAGAAGCATTTTTTCACCTGCGCGAGCCGGCTTGCGTTGTGGACGTGCCCACCTGCAGCAGCGGCTCATACCCTGCGCAGAGCTACTCGAGCGCAAACGCTACCTGCCCCTCGAGCTCTACGGTCCTCACCTTTACGCCAGTGGCCAGCGGCTCCGGCGACTACGATATTCCGCAGGACTCGATCCTGTGCAACGGGTTGAACATCTTCAATCCGCGCATCTACGGCGTAAGCACCCTGGCGCTGCTCGTTGCCTCGCTAAACACCAATCTCTCAGCAATGGGAACTTGGGCTGTCGCCAGCGCGACTACGATCACCCTCACCGGGGCGGTTTGCACCTCCGTCAATATCCCCTGGACGGTTGACTAAACACTTTCCCCACTTGCTGGCGGTAAGAGCGTGCCAGTGAGTGGGGAATGTTGGGTTGGAGTGGCGCGGCTCCCCTAACTCGGGAAGTGGGGGAGCCGCATCCCCTCTCGAAAGTAAATCCTTATGAAAGACACAGAGACGATGGACGAAGGGATGGACTCGCTTTATGGCGACGAAAAACCGGCCGCTAAAAGCAGCACCCCCGAAACGATCGACGAAAAGGAGCGGGAGGAAAACGCCGATACGGATATTCTCAAAACTGCGGTCCTTCAAACGGGCCCTGATGACAAAGTTGAGCCAGGGGATACGCGCACGGTTAAAGTGCTCGAGGTTTACGGCGAGACTTGCAAAGTCATGTGCGCGCCAAAGGAAAAGGACACCCCTGAGGAGGAGGCGAGCCCCAACGAAGAAATCGATTCCATGAGCGCCGCTCACGATGAAGCGGGAGGCGCGCAGTATTAGTGTCAGTTAATCCGAAAATCTGAGACATAAAATATGAGCTTAGCAAATTGTAACCTGAGCACACTGCAGACGGCCGCGAAGTGCTACGACTGTCTGAGCGCCACTGAAAAGCAGGCGCTAAAAGTGCGGTTCATGGCGGAGTTGTACAAAAAAGTCAGCGGCGTAGACCTGACAAACATCAATACCCTCAAGCGCACCGTTGCTTGCATCGGGTGCGAGCCAGATTTCACCCTGGGCTCAATGGAGGTGGCTCTGTGGAAGAATGCGGCGGAAGTCGCCGGAGTTTCCATCCCGGCTACCATCCAAGCGCAGCGCGCTTTGATCTCCTGCGTTCCTTGCGGAGAGCAAAAATGGGCTCGAGCAGCAGAGGTTTATCTGCTCTGCCAACTCAGCCGGCGCACCATCAGCTAAGGTTAGTCCATGGCTACCTGCTCGCCTCAGGCTTTGCCTCGAGAGTCGACGTGCTTTCATTGCATCCCCCCGCTTGAAAAGCACGTCCTCAAACTCTATTTGCTGAACCTGCAGGTTGGCACACTCACGGCGCGGCAACTCTCCGTAGGGGCTACGCCTTTCCGGCCGATCTCGGGGCATCTCGCCCTGGCGGCCAAGGTTTACCTGCTGATGAGGATCAACGGGCTCTCTTTGTCCCCGAGCGCACTCGAGGCGAGCGCCGCCTGTTACCAGTGCATCCCTAACAGCGCTCGCCTTGACGTCGAAACGTATCTCCTGGCGGTAAACGCTGGCGGTTCCCTGGATCCGGCGACGCTCACCAGCCAGATCGGCCCTTACAAATCCCTGTTTCCGATTCGTGATCAAGTTGAGCTTTACCTGCTCAACATTTTGGCCGGGACTCTATCGATCGCGGCGATCGTGGCTGGCGCGAAATGCCTTACCTGCCTGAGCACCGGCCGCCTCGAGGAGATTTACATCAAGCTCCTGTGTATGGGAACTGGCTGCGTGGACATTCCCGAATTGCTGGTGCCTGTGATCACGGGAATTTACGAGGCGCTCGAGCTCATCGCTCTAAACATCACTTTCCCTAAGGTGTGTTGCTCGCCAAGCGGATACCGGATCATCGCTCAAAACGGGCTCACGCTGCAGACCGGTACCATTTCGGCCGCGCACGCCGGGGAGCTCAATTACACGCTGCTCAATGTCGACGTAACCGGGATCCTACTGCCTTACACCAGCCTGACCGTTAAGCAGGTTTGCTCTGGCGGCACACTCAGCGGCGGATCAAATAGCGTCGACTTCGATCAGCCTCTGGATCCGGTTGTCGTGGACTGGGCGGCGCGAGTAGTGATCAACGGAGGAGCCATGCCCTCCGTCAATAGCAGGCAGGCAGCCGATACTTTTGTAACCGCGCTGAGGACGGCCGCGATCTTCAGCAAAATGAAGGCGGTCAACATGGTTGCTCCAGACAACCTGATCGCCGCAGAGACTCCGCTCATAGTTGGCCCTGGCTTGGATCCCTGGCCCGATGTTGGAGCATCAAATTTCGTTGCTGCGGATCTCTCGCTTTACGGGCTAGCTTGCGACGGCACCAAGGCTCTCAATACCGGAGTTGGCGGCACACAGTTGAGCCTCGCCAGCGCAGGACTGACAATCGTTGCCTCGATACTCGATCCAAATCCTACCCTCACGCTGCGTTACGATATGGGGTATCTGAATGCGGCCGCGCAAGAGTATATGTTTGTGGCGGCAGATCAGAACTCGGGCGGCGTAGTTGGGCACGCAGGCGGCTCGAGTTTCAGCAGCGGTTTGATCACCAACACCGGAGCGGCTGACTCTTTTGCGGGTTACGTCTCTTACAACCGAACCTCAGCCGTGAGGGCGGATCTGTATTGGGCAAATAATGACGTTGCCCACTCCTCGATCGGGAACAACACCAACAATCAGACTCTCGGGCTCAGCGCAGCGCCGATTTATTTCGGAGCCGTGCGCGACTCATCCGGAGGGGCAATCCCGTACTACAGCAAGAACACACTCTCTTTTGCAGCGGTTCACGACGGGTTGACGGCCGCGGAGTCACTAGCCTTTTTCAATGCGGTAAACGCGCTACGGACAAGCTTCGGCGGAGGCTGGGGGGACATTGGCGATTCTTACGTTGGTAGTTGGTCAAACCGGATCGTAGCGGCCGGAGGCGTAACACCAGGGGCAGCCAGCAAGAGCGCCGTTCATACCCTGGCCACGGACCTTTGGTCTGCAGGCATCATCAGAAAGATTTTGCACGCTATCCCGTTGGTTTCTGACAGCCTGATCGCGGCCATTACCCCTATCTTTTACAACGGGGTAGGAAATGCCTCCTGGGCCAATACCAATTTCATCCTCGCAGATCTCACAGCCAACGGGCTCCTGGGAGCAGCTACCAAGTTTCTAAATACTGGCTTTATCCCCAATGCTTCCGGCGCTGGCTTAACTGATGGCAGCGCCGGCTTGATCGTTTACACGCACACCAATAACGCAGTTGGGGTGCAGCATGAGAGCGGAGTTTATTGGGCTGCCTTCCAATCCTTCTTTGGGTTGCTCACGGATTACAATGCCGGCAACACAGAGGGCGCAGCCTGGATGTACAGCGGAAACGACAATATCAGCACGGTCACCCCTGCCAGCTTGACCGGTTATTACTCTTTCCAGCGCACGACAACTTCACGCGCTGATATCTACTTTGCGCGCTCGAACGTGGCGCACTCATCGATCGCCAACTCAGTTGGGCTGATCAGTGGCACTGCTGCGGACAAAGCCCTTTTCGCTTTTGGTGCCAATAACAACGGCGGAGGCGTTACCGGAGAATCACTCAAGCGCCTCTCTTTCATCGCGATCACCACGGGGCTTTCATCAGCAGAATCAGCTTTGGCTTACACCGCGATTCAAGCTTTCCGGACGGCCCTGGGCGGCGGGTTTGTATAAGGTCAATACCTGAGGAGCAAATAATCAGAATGAGCGTAAAATTCGAGAATGACTCAATGGCACAACGAAATGCTGACGCTGATCTTTTGGCTCCGGCTGGGGGCTATTGTGATCACTGCGTTCTTCATCGTATTTCCGTAAGGTTCCCTTACTCTTACGCTCATGGCTACTGAGCGTACAAGAGAACTGAGGGAGTGGGCGACTTTCGGGCTGTCGCTCCTTACGCTGATTGGCATCCCTTGCGGCTTGCTGATTCTTCGCAATAGTCGCCTCGAAACCCGAGAGGAGATGCGCCTTGGCTACGTCTCGATCGAGGTTTATCACAATGACCTTGCTCGCCGGGATGCCGAAATTGCGCGGCGCGATGCCGATAACGCAGTAATCAGCGCCAAAATCGATCGCCTTACCATCTCCGTAGCGAGGCTCACAGACGCGGTTAAGCTCAAGGATCCCCCATGAGCATCCTGGCGGCCGCGCTCCTCATAGGTGCGGTTGCGCTCTGGCTGCTCGATATCGGGATCGCTGCGTGGAAAACCGTTAATGAAAGATTTAATGAGAGCAACCTCCGCGGGGATCATCGCTTACCGGATAGCGATCCTGTACGGCTGCCTTTTCTCCGCCAACTCCCTCCTAGATGCGTTCATAATCGGATTTCTGAACGTGAGTTGGAGCCAGTTGGACACAACGAGCAAGGCGCTTTTGATAGCGGCGATTGCCAAAAATTGGACAAGCACGATGCTCGCTTACTGCTCCAAAGCAGTCGCTAACGCGGCTCGAGGGAGGCTCCCGATGGCTTTGGACACTGGCGACACCCGGGAATTTTCCTTGCGGCAAACGACAATCACGGCGCAGACTCCGGCAGAAACGGCAAAAACATGAAAAATTTCAAACTGTCCAGATTACTCACTTCCCTCAGTGGCGCGATCACTGGAATCGCCTTTGGCTGGCTCATTGCCTCCTGCATTCTTACCGGCTGTGCGACACTGGATCCCAACGCCGATCCGTTTGTGGTCCGCACTGAGCAGGTTCAAAAGCAGGCTGATGCTACCTTTGATTTCCTCCTGGGCGTGGACAACGCTGATCGCGGTTTCTGGCGCACCAATGCACCGGCTCTGCATAATTTCTGCGAGTACCTCCGCACGCCGATCGCCGTCTCGCCAACGCACAACTCGCCTCGAATCCTGGCGATTGAGCGCAATGTGCAAGATCTCAAGGTTCAGTACAAAGCCAACCGGAGCGCCGGCAACTCCAACCTGCTCTATCAAATAAGCTCTGAACTGAGCCTTTTGGTCCTGCAGGGCAACTCATGGTCTAACATCGTTTCGACAACTACTCACTGATCTTTATGGAAGCTGCAGGCTTAATTCAAATTGGACTTCAAGTGCTCCCGTTGGTGACAACCGGAGTCACTGAGTTTATTGCATGGCTCGAGGCTCTACGCACCAACCTGAGACAATCGGGGGAATGGACTGCGGAGCAGGATGCCGATTTCACCGCAAAGCTCGCGGCGAAAGAAAACGATCCCCGTTACCAGCAAGATCCGCCGCCTCCGGCCGCCTAATTGCTTCCCGGCAACACTAATGACGCATGGCAAAAACTACCGTCCTGACGGATGGTTCCTTTGATTTTAGTGGCGGAGTCGATTCGAGCCTCGTAACTACGATTCGATCAGACGTGATTCCGCACGGGCTGCGGCGGGATCAACTCGCTTGGCTCATCAATGGAGTTGTTCGCGATGGCACGATCAGCCAGCGCACCGGAATAGTTCAATTAGTCCCCCGAATCACTCCAGACGGGCTTTACCAGGGCGGGATCATGTACGATCCAGTTGGGGCTAACCCCTGGCTGCTCGTAATGATTTCGGGGCACATTTACCAAGTCCTGCTCGAGGCTCCGTTCACCGTTACTGATCTCTCCGTGAAGTACGGCGAGTTTCATCCGGCCGGAGTCGATCAAGCTTTCTTCGTCCAAGCCGAACAGTTTGTAGTGATCCAAGCTGGCGACGGCACAACCCTCCCGATCATCTATGACGGAGTTGGGTTGCGCCGCAGCAACGGGATCCTGGGCGTAGGCAACATGAATAACGAGCTCCCGGCCGCGTTCATGATGGTCTATTACGCTCAACGCATTTGGTACGCGCAGGGCAGATCCTACAGCGCTGGCGATATCGTTGGCGGCCCATCAGGCACCCCGGCTTACAACCGGCTCGATTCAGTTGTTCACGTTACTGAGAATCCCCTGGCAGTTGGCGGAGACGGTTTCCGGCTGCCGACTACGGCCGGGACAATCCGCGCACTGGCCTACTCTGCCAACCTCGATACCGCTTTAGGCCAGGGCCCTCTTTACATCTTCACGCGCAAGCAGGTTTATGCGCTCTCTGTGCCGGTCACTCGAGCGGACTGGATTGCGGCAACTCCCGCTAATCAGCCACTGCAGACCGTTGCGCAGTTCAACAATGGAGCCGTGAGCGATCGCGGAATAACGCACGTCAACGGCGATTTGTTTTACCAGTCGCTGGATCCGGCGATCCGCTCTTTCTTTCTGGCGCTCCGCTACTTCAAGCAATGGGGCAACAAGAGCGCCTCGAACAATATCAAGAGGGCTCTGCAGGCTACCAATCGAGCGCTCATGCGGTTTTCCAGCGGCATCTATTTCGATAACCGGATGCTGCAGCTAATCCTCCCCGAGCAAAGTACTCGAGGCGTCATTCATAAATGCGTGGCGGCGCTCGATTTTGAGATCATCTCCTCGCTGCAGGATGACCCGGGAGATCAGCCGGCTTGGGATGGAGTTTTTGACGGGCTTGATCACCTGCAGGTTTTTGCCGGAGATTTCGGAGGGCTTGAGCGCGCTTTCTCCGTGAACGTCTCGAGAGTCGATCAGTCGATCGAAGTTTGGGAGCTCACAACTACCTCGCGCACGGATTTTACGCCGGTCATCAGCAGCGAGGAGCGCCGCGTATCGTGGATAATCGAAACGCCTGCCTTTACCTGGGGCAAAGAGTTTGAGCTTAAAGAGCTCGTTGGCGGAGAGATTTGGGTAGATAAGATTTTTGGCACCGTGCTCCTCTCCATCGATTACCGGGAGGACGCTGATCCGTGCTGGCACAAATGGATCGAAAACCAAGTTTGCGTGGCGCGCAACTGCCAGGAGGATTTGAGCAACCCCAATTGCTACCCTCCGCCCAACTATCGGGAGGGCTACAAATGGACAGTGACGCTCCCTAAACCGGCTCCGGTTTGCTCTCCCGGCCAGAACCGGCCGTCAACGGTTGCTTACCAGCATCAAATCAGGCTCACGATCAAAGGCTGGATGAGGATCCGCGGGATCGTGCTGTATGCTGAGCTCAAAGAGAAATCGCTCTACGAGGGGCTAAACTGCGATCAATGATATGCCGATCATCCCCTGTCAGACTAAGATTACCTGCGAAGGGATCGACACTCCGTTTAGTAATTTCTCCTCTGAAGCTCCGGACCTGTTCGACTTCCGCGCCTTTGCCTGGACGTTTTGGAATCCCAACTTTCCCCTGCCACCGGACTTGACCGGCCGGGATACTGGCGATCTGCCGATTTATTGGGCGGAGGGATGCCAAACGGTTTGTGTTTCGCTCACCTCGCAGGAGGAGGCAAACGTCTGTGCGCGCAGGCAGTCTTACCTCTGCGGCCGCAGCAACGAGGGCGGAGATGGAGTGGTACCGGCGCTCTTTTCCAATGCGGCGCAGACCTGCTCAGCGATTTGCGCCAGCGGCGCGCCTTTCAGTTATACAGTTCCGGCCGGATGGTTTACGACAACCTCTCAGAGCCTCTCTGATCAGATTGCCAGGACTTACGCGTGCGCGATCGCCAATGCGCAGATGATCTGCCTCTCGAACCTTTCCCAAGGGTGTCGAAACGTGGCGTATGCGGAGTTTATCGCGGTCACCAGGGGCACGGGCCCATTTGTTTTCAGCCTGATCGGTGGCACTCTGCCGCCTGGGCTCACCCTGGCTCAGTTCGATTCAACGAGCGCACTGCTCTCCGGCACTCCGACAACGGCCGGCAACTTCACTTTTCAGGTTAGAGCGCGCAACTCTTCCGGCCAGCAAACAGCCAGGACTTACACGGTGGCGATCCTGGGCATCACAAACTTTGCCTCCGCGCCAACGGTCACCAAGGGATCCGCTTACAGCTTCCAACTCGCGGCCAGTGGCGGGACACCTCCGTATGTGTTCAGCGTGGCGGCCGGCTCTCTGCCTGCAGGACTGACTCTGAGCACGACTGGCCTTATTTCGGGCACGCCGACAACGGCAGGCACCAGTAATTTTGTTTTGGAGGTTCACGACGCGACTACAGGCGGAGCTCGCTGCCAGTTGGTGGCGTCGCTGGTGACGCAAAATAACGCAGTCTGCCCAACGCAACTCCTGCAAGTGAACCTTGGCGCAAATAATTCCGGAATGGCTGCCTACTGCGGACTGACCGGGATGATCGCGCACCCCAACAAGGTCTATATTAAAGTTGGCCCTCCGTTTGACGAATTTCGCGTTTACGATGCCGATACTCAAACTCAGTACGCCAGTTTCAGCATGCCCAATCCTGGCTTTTCGAGCATCGGGAGCTCAGCCTATGCCGCGGGTACGGATAAGCTCTTTGTCGAAATCGATGATTTCTTTACCGGCACGCGTTACCTGCAGATCATTAACACTGCGACTGATGCTTTGGGCACAACGATCAGCGATGGCCCACTTGGCGATGTTCACGGCTATTACGCGCTCAGATACAGCGCGGCTTTGGATCGAGTGATCATGCTTGGCGACAATGCCGGAGGCACAAACGCTTTTACCGATGCCCTGATCCTCAATCCGCACACCAACCTCTTTACGCGGTTCATTTGCACCGTTGTCCCTGGCGCTGGCAACGAGGTAGCCAATGACATTGAGTATTGCCCTGACAACAATCGGCTGTATGTGGGCTGCCAAACTAACGGAGGGGTAGGCACGATCCGCGGGTATGACGCCACCACGCACGCGCTAACCTCATCGGTTTCCCTTGGGAATTATCTCCCTGGCGCACTCGTTTGGAATCCAGACAAGAGCCGCCTGTATATTTACACTCGAGACTCTTTCACCGGAGATTGTGCAATTTACGTTTACGATCCCGCGACGGACACGGTTGAAACGAGCGTTAGCCTTGGAAACTTGAGCACAATTTCACGCCGGATCGCCTATTGGACAAACAAAGCCCTGATCGCCGCTCCTACTGCCAACCGCATTTATTTCTTTGACCCTGAAACCAATACCCTCCTCTGCTCCCTGGCGGTCACCACTGGATTTGATCCCTTGGGAGTTGGCGGAGATCGTTTATTCGTCTCTTTTGGGGCTTTCTTAACCGTCTACAACTGAGTTTTAGTTGCCAAACCAAGCGAAAGAGGAGTAATAGACCGATATGCCGAACCGCCCCACTGCAGGACTCGCCAGGAATAGTTCACTTCCCGGCGTGATCGGGCTCTGCGCGGCGGATATCTCCCGGGTGTTCGCTTTCATCAATGAGGCTCAAGAAAAGTTGGTTACTGATCCCCTGACTCCGGATGAGGGATGGTGGGGAGGCTCTGCAGTCATGGCCTTTACGGTTGTGCCGTCCAACGGTCACGCCTATATCATCACGCCTCGAGAGGTGGCGCGGCCAGTGGCCTTTGACGTCTGTAACCGGCCGATCGGAATGCGCAATCAGCTTTGGGAGTACCTCGAATTTGGCACCGGCTTGCATCCTCGAGGCTGCGGCGCTAACTGCCAGAGCGGGTGTACTGGCAGCACGCAAGCTTTCGAGCGGGATCCGGTTCCGTGCCTTAACCCCGTGCCCACTGTGCCTCAGGTTATCCGGCTCTACTTCACTAACGCGGCCGATGCTGGCCGGAGGGTGGCGATCGGTGGCACGGATCAAAACGGGATGCCCATTTATGGAGTCGACCCGCTCACTCAGACGGCGACTCCTGGCGAGGTGATCTATCTGGCTGGGCCATTTGCTGACTCCTCTAACCTGATCGTCCCAACGAGCTTTACGAAAGAGGTAACGCTTGGGCAGGTTCAATTTTTCACTGTCGACTCGAGCGGTAATCAAACGCTGCTGAGCACGATGCAGCCGGGAGAGACTACAGCCAGCTATCGCCGGTACTTATTGGACGGATTGCCGCAAACTTGCTGCAACACTCCGGCCGGCAGTGTGCAGGTTTCAGCCTTTTGCCGGCTCGATTTTATCCCGGTCCAAAACGATCAGGATCCTCTTTTGATTCAGAGCATCCCGGCTCTGATCGAAGAATGCCAGAGCATCCGTTATTCTCGGATGGATGCCAGCCAAGCTCCGGCCCTCGAGAAAAAGCACCACGATAAAGCGCTCTCACTTCTTAACGGCCAGTTGGATCACTACCAGGGGAAGATAACGCCAGCCGTGCGAGTCTCCCTCTTTGGCAGTGACCGGCTCCGGCCGCAACCGATTTAGAGCGCCATGCCAGCTACTTATACGCAGCCAACGGGTTTTCAGGGTGACGTGATCAATGGTTCGAGTTTACCCGGGTACACTGCCCCTCGCGTCAATTACTCTACGCCGCGATCAGCTTTCGACGTTTCGACGCCAGCCGGAGTGAGCGCCGTAACGCAGTACATCAATCAGCTTAACCGCCAGGGCCAGCAAGCAGCGTTGCGCGCCAGGATCCCCGGGGCTCAGGGGCTCGAAGATCAGAGCTCGAGGAACATCGGATCGGAGTTGCGCGGGGAAGTGGCACCGGACGTGATCCGGCTCCTGGGCCAGCAAGCGGCAGAGCGCGGCGCGAGGACTGGCCAGGGCTCCGGAGGGCCAAATGAGATGGCTGCTTACCTGCAGGCGCTGGGCTTGACCAGCATCGGGCAACAGCGCCAGGGCCAAACTGATTTGACGGCCGCTTACGGCCGCAACCCCGCGGCTCCGCTCTTCGACCCAACTACGCAGTTAATCACGCCTTACCAGCAAGGCAGCTTGCACCTGCAGGCGCAGGAGGCAGAGGATCGCACGCGGTTACAGCAGGAGCAGCTTGCAGTTGAGCGCGCCAGAATCGCGGCCGGCGCTGATGCTGCAGCCTCGAGGTATGCATCAGCTTCCGGAGGCGGAGGCGCTGGCGGCCGTCCATCAGGCACCAGCTTTCATCCGTCCATGGAAGGCTTTGGGGGTGAGTTTGTGGGCTACTCTCCCAACGCCAATACGCAACTCGGGCTCACGATTCCGACTGAGCCTTACGGAATCAATTCTTGGTGGCAGCCGAACTACGCCAACCAGACGGGCACAGGTACCGGCAGTTACTACGCCGGGAGCACAAGCGGGTACCAGCAGCGCGGCGATCTTGAGAATGACTTTTGGGATCCGTTGCTCTCGGGCACGACTACCGGCGACGGTTACGGAGGACTCCCTGGCAACGATTTCGTTTCAAACGGGTTTGTCGGCAGCAATGCCGGTCCTGTCGACATACAGCCGAACATTGAGGGCGAATTTTTCGGAGGCTAACCCATGGACGAAGAAAACGAGCAGGATTTACCCGATTACTCTCCGGAGGAGGGTCAAGATGAACGAGAGCCGGCGATGTTGCCCACGTCTGCTCCCGCCCCCGCGGCTGCTCAACTAAGCGCGCCTGTCATAGCGCGAGCGGCCGCCCCTTCTCCGATTGCCCCCAATGGCGCTGGCACTGCTGTGTACTCCCCCGAGCAGCAGGCCAGCGCCGCTTTTTGGCGCAAGATGAATTATGAGTTGCAGGGGCAACCCCTGGCAGAGGCTGAGCAAGCGCTTTCGGCCGCACTCAAGTTTCAGGCGATCCGCGGATATCAAAAGGATTTGGAAAACGGCAAGAGCCCTGGCGAGGCGCTCTCCCGATGGGCTCCAATGATGTTCACGGCTCCCAAGTCCTCAAACCTGGGCAACGCAGCATCGATGGTGCGCGCTACCCGTGCGCCTGCGCCCATGGTCCGGACGGCCGGAGGACAGATTTTTCAGATTCCGCCAGGAGGTGGCGCAGCAACGGCCCTGACTCCGGCTCCGGTTCGCCCTCCCCGCACGGATCCTTTCGCGCTCAAAGCTTTTGAGCTCAAGCTCAAGCAGATTGAGAAGCTGCAAGGGGATCTCGAGGTAGAACCGGCCGGCAAAGGGCGCGAGGATATTTTGAAGAGAATCGATGTAGCTCAGCGCGAGGCAGACGCTCTCCGCCCAAGCCCTGTAGCTACGGCTCCAACTGCTCCGGCCGCTCCTGCAGGCGGAGGGAATGAAGTGTTACGGTTGACAAAGAGCGGCCGAAAGGCTGTCTTTGACTCCGCAACAAAGAAATTCCTCCGTTATGCCGATACAAGATGAAGCGCCGCCAACCTGGGAAAACTCTCAAGAGCTAGCCGATGACAGTGCGCCTCCTTCATGGGAGGACACCTCTGAATACGTAGAGCCCTCCTCTGAGCCCATCCGGCCGCAACGGGTTCGCTCCGCCATAAACCAGACGATTCAAGCGGTTTATCGGCCGCTCGATCTGCTCACAAATCCCGCCGTAGTCGCCGGTTCACAGATGGGCCAGGAGCGCGCCAAGCGAGCCAGGGAGGCGCAGATGGGTGTAGTTGCTCCCGGCTCTTTCTTCCCTGTGCCTCAGCCGCTCGCGGAGCCCACTCCGGAGGACAGAGCGGCAGGCTCTGAGCTTGTCCGATCGATTACTTCCGTGCCTGGGCGAGTACTGGCAGCCGGAGCTCGCACCGTGCGCGACGTGCTTAGCCCCTCAACTTACCTGCCGGAGGATATGAAAGCGCCTCCGCCTTTTGTGATCAACACTCGAGGCGAGCAGCCGGAGCTCCGCCAGATGACGCGAGCGGAAGAGGCAACGCGGGATCCCCTGCAGGGCCCTCGAGCGCTGATCCCGGTTCGAGGCACGCAGCTTGAGCCGGAGGGGAGCGAAGGCGCACAACTGCTCTCAGGACTGAGCACGCCGGACAATATCGGAATCATCGCGGCCGGAGGTGCAAGCAAGATTGCCGGCATGGCGCTGCTCTTCAGTATGGCCCCCGGCATCTATGAGGACGTGAAGCGGATCGCCTCGAGCGATGTTCCCCTCGAGCAGAAACGCCAATCGATCAACAATTTGCTGATCCCTCTTGTCCTGGGAGCAAAAGGCGCTTACGAGCGGCCGATCCCTGAGACTCCTCAACTTGTGGGCCCTCCCGCCATGGGTTCGACGTTGCGCACCCCTGGCGGGTTCTATCCGGAAGGACGATCGGCTGAGCTTGTTGGCCCTCCGGTAACGGATCGATTTCGACGGCCGGAAGTCCCTGGCACGCCGGCCGAAACCCGGATGACGGCCAAAGAAGAGGTGCGCGCCGCCAATGCTCGCACCAAAGCAGAGATCAAGGCGCTCTTCCCGCAACTCACCAACGAGCAGGCGCGAGATCTGGCGATTCAAGTTTGGGGTACAGCCGGGGATTTTGGCGTTGTCGTTTCTCCGACCATCCCGCGGCCGGAGCCCATCGCTGATCGTCCTGAGATTGTGCGGCCGCCAGGAGCGCCGCCGCCGTCTGATTTCGAAGTTGAGCAGGCAGCGCGCATAGCAGAAGAGCAGCGAGTAGCTCAGCAGCGCCGCGATTACATCGATCAGATGGTGATCACGCAGCAACGGGAGCTCGATAAAGCTCTCGAGGCTGGGGATAAGATTGCGGAGCGCAATGCGGCTCAGAGGCTGATGGAGTTAAAGCGCGCACGCGATTTCCCGCCAGCGCCGGCAAAGGGCCCCATTGTGCCTAAACCGCCGTTGCCTAATCTCCCTCGAGGAACATTTAGGCCGGAGGTTCCTGGCACGGCAGCGGAGCCCTATGAGACTGTGCTTGCGACTATACGAAAGGCCGGAGCCAGGACTCGAAAGCAGATTCAAGCGCTATTCCCTGAGCGGCGCTTGAAAAACGAGGAGGCTGCCGATCTCCGTGATGCTGCTTGGGGTGCACAACCTCAGCCAGAGCCTCCGGCTGCAGCGCCTGAGCCCACGGCTGCCGCTCCCAAATGGGAGGAAACAACTGAGCCGCCAAAGGGTGGCGAGGAGCCTCTGCCACCGGAAGAGCCAACGGGTACAACTGTGCCCAAGCCTCCGACTCCGCCAACGCCTGCCGGAGAGGGCGCTGTAAAAAGTGTGCCCACGCCTCCGGCTGACGTCGATTACACCGATCTCGAGCAGGCAAACAAACTCAGCGGCCAGGAATTGGTTGATCTGGTTCGCAGCAAAGGCTCCGGAATAACAGAGGCATCCTATGAGTTGGGCGCAAAGCTCACTCCGGAAACCAGGGCCAAAGCGCGCCAGTACGAAGAGGCTGCCAATGCCGAAACAATGGCTGTGCTCCAAGAGGCTCAGAAACTGGCACCTCGCAGCCTCGAGCGGCTCAAAGCTTCTGAGGGAGCTTTCGCTATGCAGCAAAAGAAGCAGCTTTTCAATGAGGCTGGCCGGTTCTATGACGCAATACAGGACGTCAAGAACGGCAAGGATCTGGCGCAGGCTGCAGTTGAGCATGGAGTAAAGGAAACGGACCTGCGCAGGGTGGCAGAAGCGGCTCCGGCTGAGGCGGCCGCGACGCTCACACCCAAGCCAGGAATGACGCGCCTTTATCACGGTGAAGGAGCCGCGGAGGGCGCTGGCGCTGGCGGAGGTTGGTTTACGGAGAATCCGGAGTACGCGGCGCAGTTTGGAAAAGTTACTTTTGTCGACGTGCCTAAAGAGGTTGCCGACGCGGCGCGCCAAGCAGCACGAAATACCGGTACTGGCGGCCCTCATTTCATCCTCCCCGATGAATACGTAAAGCAGGCTCAGCCAATGGCGACGCAGCCAGGGCCCAAGACGTTTGACGTTACTCCGGAAGAGCCTCCCAAGCCGGAAACTCCAGCCGCTCCGGCTGGCCCTGATCCGCTCGATAAGGTTACGCTCGCCATGCTGCCCCTAAAGCAGTGGATGAAGGTAACCAAAACCGATCAGCTTCCAACGGGTTACGAGTTTACGATGATGGCAAAGCGCCTGGGAGTGAAGCGCGATCGCAAAGCTGTCCTCGAGGCACTCCACAACGAGAAACGCCTGCGCGAAATCTTCAAGCCTTTCGAGCAACCCAAGACGGCCGCTACGGCTGAAGCTCCAACGCCAGCGCCTGCCGCTCTGGCCGGCAAAACCCTGAAAGGCACCTACCTGAGGGACTTTCCGGAGGGTACCAAAATCCAGCGCGGAAACGAGACGCTCACGATCATCAAGCAGAAGAAAAATTCAACGATGGTTGGCACGGCCGGAGATCCGACTGGTTATGAGATGAGTTGGAGCGCTGATGGTGGCAACTGGGAAAAAGCCAAACCGGCTGAAGTTTCCACCAAAGTTGTAGGACCGGAAACGAAACCGGCTGAGCCTGAGGCACCAAAAACCGAACCAAAACCTGCCGAACCTGAAACGGAGGCACCTCCGCCAGTACCGTTTGAGGGTCCAACGGTTGGAAGTCCGGAGGCTCAATCCGTGCTCGAGCGAGCAGATTCGGCCGATACTCGAGTTTCCGATCTGTACACCAAACTGAGTGACGCGGAAGAGGAGCTCAAGAAAACCAAGTACGGCACCAAAAAACAGGAGGCGCTTGAGCGCAAGGTTGAGAAACTGCGCGATCAACACTCTGAAGCTTCCAGGGAAACTAAACTGATCCGCCAGGGTGCGCGCCTGCTCAGGTTGCGCGAGCTCGCGGAAACAGGGGATCCCGCTCAGCGCTGGGCAGCCTCTGCGGAGTATGCCAGGAAAATCGCGGGGATTGCCGACGATCAACTCGCAGAGCTCAGGGACAAAGGCGGAGGCGGCTCAGGCGATACCTTTTACTGGCAAGTGGTAGATCGTGCGCGCCGCTTTGGAGCCATTGCCAAAGAAATCTCAGATAAAGGCTATGCGCTTTTTACTGAGAAAGTCTCAAAGCAACTGCAGGACTTAGGCGCGACCAAGGAGGAGGCTGATTTTCAAGCCGGCCAGATCGTAAACATGCAATTCAGCTATCCGGGCATGACGTCTGTAAAGGACGCGCCGCTCAGGATGCATACCATCAGCCTCGAGCGGCTCAGGGCTGATACCGTCAAAAAGGCAGAGGCTCTCAAAGAGGAATTTGGCGTGCTTCATGATACCGGCTTTGAGCGCAGGGCCCGTGAAGTAACAGACGAAAAATCGGCGGGAGCTCTCCTGGCTGAACACCGGGAGGAATATCAGCGCCGCAAAACTGAAGTTGAGCGCCAAGCGAAAGCCAAAGCAACGGCCGCGCAGGAGGCACAAGCCAACGAGATCACCAGAGCCAAGAATATCGATCCTGAAAAGCTGCGTTGGTACTACGACAACGGCACTTGGCGCGCTGTTGAGGGCAAAACGGTAAAGGTTCCCATCGCTCCTGAGTATGAGTTTTTCGTGCACAAAAACCCGCGGGGAGGCGGTTATAATGTAACCGAAGCGTCGACCGGATTGCGAGTAGGCAACGGCGATTCGCATAAAGCGGCGATCGCTGATGCCAATCAGCGCCTTACGGGCATCGATCCTGGCGACGTCACGCGGCAAAAGAAGATCGCAGAGCTCATCAGAAAGCAGATCCCCACGGAGCCCCGCCCTTTGGGCCCTGAGGCGATCGGCCCTGGCTCCGCAGCGCGCCTCGAGTTTGAGGGCCCTGAGTTTGAGCCTCCGGATCCTGGCGCTATCGGGCTCAGTGCCGGTTCCCCATTCTTTAACCGGCTCAAGGCAAAGTATCAGCACTTTTACCAGGGCATCAGCCAGCTATTCAAGCGCAGCGCTGACAAACAAATCCTGATGCAACTGGCCAATGCGGCTGACAATCTGCCGCGCCTCGCTGGGCATCGCGCCGGCCAGGGCATCAGGGAGCGCACCTCTGCCCCCGATCGCAGCGCCCTTACCTTTGTCATGCAGGCGCTCAAAATGTCCGGAGAGGGGCTCTCTGCCGAATCCGCGGAGCGCCTGGGCGAGCTCGAGTTTGCCGGGGATCCTGGCGCTTACCTGCGCACCAAGGCAACCGATATGGAAACCCTGGCGCAGCAGTTTCTCCATGAGGGCAAAAAGCTCAATGCTGAGGCTGCCATTGCGGCCGCCAAGGCGATGCGGTTCGCTGTTCGCAACTTTGCGAGGCTCCGGCCGCTCGCGGATACCGTGCGCGCTCAGTTCGATAAGCAGTTTGAGCGCGAAGGCAGAGCAGGGATCTCAACCGATTACGAGAATTGGCACGTACCGCAACGGCACGACTTGGATCTGATGACGTCCTCCGACCGTCCGATCGTCCTGGGCCATTCCCGCGCCGCCGGTACCGCAACCGGCTTCAAGAAAGCCAAGGTGTATGAGGATTACGCGACGGCGATCGAGAATGGCTTTGTGCCGCGCTCCCTGGATATCGCGGATCTGCTCGAGCACAGGGTTAACCAGGGAGAGCGCTTGGTGCAGCGTAAGGCGCTCTTTGACCGGCTCCGAGCCATGACAGACCCTGTGGACGGTAAAAGCCTCGCGCAGCCTATCCCGCGGCGTAGCATACCCCGGCCGGATGGAACTGTTGACGTGCAAGAGCATATTCCACTTGGGTATCAGCCTTTCGAAGTGATTCCCGGGTACCGGATGGCTGTCCATGAGGGTTACGGCCGGCTGATGCGCGCCTTAACAGGCACCTCTCAGCTTGCAGAATCGGCCGCCGTTGGCGCGCTGCAGGACATTGCCGGCATTGAAAAGCATATTTCCCTGGCTTTAGATACCTTTCACGCCTCGAGGACCATGCAGGCGGAGCTCTCGCTCACCGGCAAACTCTCCGTTGGCGCTCGCCAGCGCCTGGGCAGGGCCCTTGTTGAATACAACCTTGGCGACCTGCAGGCGGCCGTAAGTAACGGTTCCATAACGCAGGAAATGGCCGATTACATCAAAACTCCCCGCCCAATCGAGGTTGGCGGCCGTACGATAAGGTTATCGCCTCACGCCTTGGTCCAACTTGGTGCCAGGGAGGGGCTCAATCTGGCGCGCTTTAACGATGCCCTTTACCGGGATTGGATCCGCGAGTTTCCCGTGAGCGGCAAGGTGAATAAATGGGTGTTCGACAAGCTGACTCGCTCCGCGATCACTCACGGCTTTCTTGCTGAGTTTGAGAGGGTTGCGAAGCAAAACCCGCAACTAAACGCGACGCAGGTAGCGCGCAAGGTGGCAAGTGACGTCAATGTGCTCTTTGGCAACCTGCAGAAAGAGAGCATTTTCCGCAATCCATCGGTTAAATCCATCCTGCAAGTCCTATTCCTGGCTCCCAATTGGGTAGAGGCGCTGGTACGCCGGGAGGGGAGGGCCCTGAAACAGGTTGCGGAAATCCCTGTGCAAATCGCAAAGGGGCAACCTGTCCATTTTGGCACCGCCGCCAAAGGCATCGGCTCAGGACTGGCCGCTTACTTCGTTGGCACTCAGTTGCTGAACCTGATCACCAGGGGACACCTCACTTTCAGCAACGAGGAGAAAGGCCACAAGCTTGACGCCTGGATCCCTGACGTCACGGGCAAAACCAAGGGCTATTTCATCTCCCCGCTCTCAGTTTTTGGAGAGGTAACCCATGATATCCTTAGGTACGCCAGGGAGAAACCGGACCTATGGGCGGCCGTCAACCAGATCGGCTCAAACAAAATGGGCAACTTGGGCAGGCTCCTCGAGGTGATGATCTCCGGCCGGGATCCGGCCAATAACGAAAAGCTCATCGGTACTGGCAGGCGCGCAATCACGGCCGCAACCCAACTCGTACCGGTACCGATCTCCCTCTCGCAAGCCGGGAGGGCAGGGGGCTCGAAAGTGCTCCCGGGAGTCATCCCTCCGGCCGCTCCTGGCAGTGTTCAGCGCCAGATAGTGGCCAGCGCTGGCTTTAAGACGGAGCCGGCCGGGACTGCTCAGCGCCAGATTTACGCTCTGGCCGATGAATGGAAGAGTAAGAGCTCGAGCGCAAAGCTGCGCGCTGAAGTTGAGCGCCGGTTGAAAGAGGACTTTGGGCCCTCCGATTACGCGGATCTCCGCGGCGCTCTCCTGCGTGATGACCTGGGAGCAGCGCGCAGGGCTTTCGATGAGCTCCGAAAAACGAAAGAGGCTCAGGTGATTAACCGCGCTCTGCGGCATCCTCACCCCTTCACCGGGAGCGCCGCCAGTGAGCGGAGCTTCATCCGATCGCTCTCCGACCATAACAAAGCGCTGTATAAAGAGGCGCTCGAGGAGCGGAAACAGCTTTACAGCCGGTACCGGCAGATGCTTAATCGGCCGGAGTAATTATGCCGGCCAAATCGCAGAAGCAGCAGAGGTTTATGGGTATGTGCGCTCATTCGAGCGGCAGAGCCATGAAGAAATGCCCACCAAAAGACGTTGCAGAGGAGTTTGCTCACAAGCCTCCTGGCGGATATCAGCCGCTCAAGGGGAAGCGGAAAAAGCGGATAGTGCCGCGGCCGGATCGGCATGGTTTTTATTAAGGCTTAGCGTAGGGGTGCCACTCAATCAGCCAGCCGTGAAAGGGCAGGCTGTGAACGGTTGAGAAAAACTCGAACATTTCCGCCCAATTCTTAAACCCGTCGCGCTGTGCGAGGCGCTCCCTCTTAGTGACGCTCAGCGCGGTTTGTGACTCGAGCCAAACATTTCCCGCTTTGCTAATCGCAATCCATGTGACGCTCTTGCAGACCCGATCGCCACGCCAGCGGCAATTCTTTGTCCTCATCCCGGTATAGCGCCGGATCACCTCTCCAGGCTCTGGCAGCCGGCCGTCTTTCCTGGGAGCCCTGATCGTGCTCAGCTTGGTATCCATGAGCAGCGCATCAGCAAACCGCTCCTTAAAGCCGTAGGTCATCATAGTTTTTTGAATTGGCTGCTCTCAGCGATCAGCAACCCGTGAAAAGTTAATTTTTCGCAGAGCTCCTCGAGTTTGGAAAATTGCCCCTCCGCGTATTCAACAGTGATCAACGTGCGCCTGCCGAAAGGCAAAGCCTCAAAGCTAAACCCTGCAGCGGCGAGCGCTTTCTCAATAGCAGGCGCTTTGTAGGGAACAGCGACGATTCCAGCTTTCATTTAGTTCAGCCTTTTTTTGTGCCCACTGGCGTTTTCCCATTCAACCCTGAGCTCTGAGGTGTCGCACCAGTGCCCCCATTTCGCGTTGTCCATCATTACTTCGTCCGGAGGCTGAGGCTCGATCAGTTTGTAGCGTGCTATCACGTAGAAGCCACTCGCGGCCGGTTTGGATGCCCTGATATGGCAGAAGGAGGGCCCACCGTCCGAGAGATCCATTTTGTAAGCGTAGAGCTTTTCTCCTGGCCGCGGCTCATCGCTGAGCTCGTTAAGCGCATCAAACTTGCCGCCCTCCTCAGTGACGCGCAGCAAATAGGGAGCGCGTTTTAGCATCAGCCTCTGGCCGGCTGCAGGACCATTATTAAAGCCTGTCATAGAATCCCCTTTCTTTGCTCATGGGAAGTGAATTGATTTTGTGAACTGGCGGATCCGGCGAACCATCGCCGTACCCAATTTGAAATTGTACTCGAGCTCAGCCGCCGTGCTGTTGTGCGTGAACAGGCACGGCCGCTTTGCCGTCATGCGCTTGTCCAGTAGCGCGAAAAAGATTTTCTCCTGCGGCCGCGTGAGGGCCAGCTTGTCCATATCGTCAAAGCCCACAACGTCAATCCTGGCCAGCTTGCGCACCCATTCCGCCCGATGATAGTTGCGCGCCTCAAGCTCATGCATGAAATCTGCAGGACTGAACACCTTGCAGCGACGGCCGGAGAAATGGAGTCGGTTGACGATCAGAAACAGCGTGCGGGTTTTGCCGCTATTGGGGATCCCCCAAAGGTTTAGCCCCTGGCCGTCATAGAAGCGCCATGCGAGCGCCGCCAGGGACTTCTCGAGGCAGGGCAGCTTTGCTAACTCAGTATCCTTGAAGAGCGGAGGGCAGATGTTATTCCATTCCGATGCCAGCTTAATCTTGCGAGCTCGCTCGCTGCGCTCCTCCTCCTGTTTGGCTGTGCACTCCTGGCAGGTAACGCCAAAGCCCACATTGCCGGCCGTGAGAGTGGGCTCAAATTCGACGTTGGTACCGCAGAGCCTGCAGGGAGCGCAGATCATTCGAGGGCTTTTTTCGCTTTCTGAATTAGCCCATCGCGAAGGAGCTCTCGGATCTTGTCTGTCATTAAGCGCTCAGCCGCGGCCGATCGGTTGGCTCCGAAAAGGCCAGTAGCAGCGATCTTTTCGAGCGCCTCGTTTACCTGCGCAGTAACGGTGATCTGGATTGTAACCGTGCTAGTGCAGTTCCGTTGCCGTCCGTTAAGATGGTTCCTTGTGTGCTGTAACTGTGTTGTTCTCATTTGGTTTTCCCCGTTAAAAATGCCCATCCTGGCTGCCTCAATCGGAGGCTTGAGCTTGTGGCGCGACTCATGATCTTCCGTAAACCTAAGGACTTAATTAGGCACGGCGCGCTCTATGAACTCGCCAGGATGAGCAAAGTGTGTTTTCAGACTTGATCGATTTTTACGATTGTGCCGGTTCGCCCATCAGTGATCAGGGCTTGGGCGTATCGCCACCGGATCCGCTTGTCCCCGTCATCGACTCCGAGGGTTGCGGCGATTGCGTCTCTGAGGGGTTTGCAGCCAGCAGCGAGGTTATCATCGTCAAACTCTTTGTATCCAAGCCTGATGATAGTAACGACTGCGACCACCTCAATCGGGCCGTCTTGCCGTGACTTACGCTTACTGTCCAGTGCGCGTGTTTTGTCACGTTGTAACTGGGCACATCCCACGGTACCCATACGCAGAATGTCAGCTTGGGATCCCTTAACCGCGATTGCTTGCGCGATGAGCATTTGGTTGCTGGGAGCTTGGCCGGCTTTTGTTTTTCGGAGCTCATCAAGGGTGAATTTCATTTTGCGCCTCCTGCGCCTGCTCCCTGGCGAAGTCCTCGAGCTCTTTTCGGAGCCTATCCAAGGCGAAGTCCTCGAGCTCTTTTCGGATCCTATCCAAGAGGGTCATTGCCAGAGGTTCTGGTAATTGTGAGGCGATCTCTGTCATTTGCGTGTACATCACCAGCGCGCCGGCAATGAATGCCATGTGCAATTGCCGGTTTTGCTCTGGTACCATCCCCCCTGGATAAACGCGCTCTTTATAAACGCGCCAGTGATCCTGCAGAGTAAAATTGATATCAATGATTGGATCGCTCATGACCATACGACTTTCTTGCCCCTGACAACCTCAGGGAGCTCTTTGGGCGCAGGGATCACAGGAGTTAAGAGCTCTTTATCTAACTGCCCCGCGACTACCTCACGGTGAGTAGTGGCATTGCTCGCAACCTCTTTGATCGCCGCAACAGCCTCTTTCTGGCGCTCAATCCTGGCCGCGAGCTCTTTCTGCGCCTCTGGCTGAGACGGGAAATGCTGGTTCACCCATTGCCAGTACGCGACCAGAGGCTTAAAACCATACTCGTACGTGCCCTCCCAATCCTGATGTTCGCAGACCACAAACTCTCCTGCCTCCGTTGTGGAAATGTAGATGTTCCCAACAATGAGCGGTTTAACTACCGTCTCGAGGTGTAACGGCAGCGCCTTGCCGTATGCGCCAAGCTGCAACCGATGCTCGAGCCAAGCGCCTTTCTTTGGATCGGGGAGCCGCTTCGTGCTCTTGATATCCCATAACCGGTAAGCATCAGGGCAATCCTGCAGGAGATCGTACCGGCCAGCGTAGCCAGGGCCCACAATGCACTTTTCCACCTCGATCACTGAACCATACTCCTCGAGCTTGGTGATCGCCGGGAGGATCCATTTTTCAAGGCTGGCATCCATCGGAGTACCGGCAAAGTAATTCGCGATCTCATCATGGATCTGCGTGCCCCTATCCCTGGCGATCGCTCCCTCCTGATCTTGCACTTTCTCAACCTGCAGGATCCGTTTGGCAAAGGCATCGTCTTTCTCCCCTGGCTGCCGGGGACTGGTAAGCACGGCCAAGCAGGCTTGCTCGATCATCCAGTTCACTAGCGCCTCTTTGTGTAAGACTTTGAGGATGGTAGTCACAGACGGGAGCAGGTTGCGTGCTCGAGCATCAGCCAGATTAACCGGCCGCGGCCGGCCAGTGGACTTGCCAATGACTTCATAGCAAGGCTCGCCGGAAGTTTCGTACCAGTGAGAGCTCTTGTGCTCTGGCAACAGGCGCGCCACGGTAGCGCCAGGAGGGGGAACAATTTGGGGTGGAATTTCACTCATAACTTTTACTTTTGTTTTTTCAGTCTGGTTTTTTCTTGTTGGGATGAAGCAGGGCGGTTTGAGCCAGTTGCAAAACGTCCTTGGCGTATTCGGGATCATCAGCCATAGCTGAAAGCGCGTAAGCTTCCAAAGCCGGAGCCGCGTACTTGTCTTTCAAGCGGATCACGAAAAACTCAGAATCCGCAGTGTCACCAAAGTCTATCGCAGAGGTGGCAACGATCGTTTTGCCGCTCATGTATCCGTGAATTGGCCCTGAGCGCATTTTGATCAACGCGTACTTGCCGCATCCATTCCCTGGGACATTTCGATCCAGTTGCATAGGTCAAATCCGGATGCCGATAGAGCCACCTGGGACTTTCACGCGATAGTAGTACATCCTCAGGAGCGTATAATCGAACACGCCGAAAAGGATGGTGACCGTGAGTAACCCGCAAGCGAAGGCTTTCGCCGCGGCCGTGAGTCTGTCTTTGTTTGTTACCATAAAACTTTCATTGAGTTGAGGCGCTCAAATGCTTCTTGTATCAGCGCGTCGACCGTCTCAGGCACCCCAAGAACCTCCTCCCCTGGCTTGCCGGTAGTTGGACCGTTGGGGCAGATCTTAATCGCAAGGCTATCCATGGCATCAGGGTTTAGCACGTCCTTGAGGATCTCCATGCTCACCTCGCCGGTTGTCAGCACCTCGATTTCAAAGCGATAGCCAGCTTTGATAAGCATTTGCGCCACGGTTTCAATAGGCTCCGGCCGATCGATCTGGATTACCTCTTTGCGGCCGTGCGGCTGGAAGAATTGAGTAAAAGGGATGCTCATTGGCTCTCCTCCTGGCGGCGCTCCTCATCGTTGCAGTCCTGCAGTGATTCGAGGTGTCCGGCAAGCTCAGCGATGTACTCGTAATATTCGGCTTTGCTAAGCTTCATGCCTTGCTCGCCAATCTCCGCCTGCGCCGCATTGTAGGCTTTTTGCACTTTAGGGCTCATAGCTCAAAACGGTACATCGTCCTCCTCAGGGCGATCGATTCCTTGCGTTGCGAGTTGCTCATGAGTGCCACTTGGCGCGCCTCCGTGATCGTGCTCAGTCTCGCCAGATCCCTCTTCCGGCTCATCCTCAGGATTGGTGAACTCGTAATGTTTTCCGGCTTCATCCAGCATGGCGCGAAACTTCTTATCCCGGGCCAGATTTTCCGGCTTTGTCTGCCGCTCGTTGCCCTGGCGATCTGTCCATGTTGGCGACGGCTGCCAATTAGCCCAAAAGCCGAATAAAACCTTTTTATCGACGTTGGCGAGCATGATCCCTGCGTGAGGGCCAAACGGTATCGGGAAACTCCGCCAGGGTGCATCAGGCGCATCAGGATCCGGGTTTTCATCTCGAGGCACCTCGATAGGCTTGGCTGCAGGCTTGGCCGGCTCTGGCGCTTTAGCGGCCGGGAGCTCTGGCTGTTTCTTGTCCTCCTTTTTCGGCGCTGGCTTAGACTCCTCCGGCTTGATCGGGTTTGGCGGGAAAGCAACCGTTAGCGGATCCCCGTTACTGAAAGCCACAATCGCTTTATTGAGCTGGAACATTTGCCGGGTACTGGCCGGCACATACTGCAAGGGTAGTTGCTCGAGCGTTTCAGTGGGGAGCAAGCAACCATCAATCTTCCGGAAGTACTCGAGGGCGTTTGCCTCAATCTTTCCAGACTTGAGCGCCGCGATCATCTTCGTCCTGCCTGCCTCACTCGGATACAGGGGGGCCTTGGCAGCGGCCGGAGCGCTTGCAGGCGGCGCTTGCTGCTGAGCAGGCGCTTGCCTCCTGGGAGTGGCTCTCTGCTGTTTGGCGGCTGCCGGAGGATGGTCTGCAACCATTTCCTCCGCAGGCGTCGCCTCGTAGCCAGCCAGCGTCATTACAAAGCCAAGCGGCATCCGTAGGCATTTAGCTGTTGCTCGAGTCTGCGCCATGCTCCGCAGGGCGAAAGAATCACGGTTGGCCCAATTCCGCTCAGAGCGTAGGCAGAGCGCCTCCGCAGCGCCAATGATCGAGCCGTCTCTTGTGCGCGCCTCAACTCGCGCCTCCCAACCTCCCTCAACCTCTTTCGTCCAGACCGTCACTGGGAAAACCCCCAACATGGTACCGAGCAGCGTCCACGCCTCGCAGCGCGGATACTCCTTTCCGGAGATGTTCGAGATCAGTTTCTGGCTTTTGATCACGTCCTTTAGGGCAACTGCAACCTGCGTTGCTTTCTGGATCACTACGGCCGGTTCAGTTGTGCCGAATAACCCAACGTCCTGCTGAGGACGGAGCGCCAGGGCTTGAGTCTGTTGAGGTTTGTTATTGTCCGAAATCACTTCGACGTCTAAAGCTGTGCTGTTCATAATTTTCCTTGGTTCCAACGGCGGATCCATTTTGTTACGACCCTGCAGCCAACCTTAAGGCGTTTAGCGATAGAGTTGCAGCTTAAGCCGGCCAGCTTGAGATCCATTACTTGCTGGCGACGGTTACGAAGTTTTGAAGGCTGCCGGTTGCCGTCTTTCATTCCATGGCAGCGCAGGCAAAGGGTCTGGAGGTTGGCCAGAGTGTTACGCCTGCCGTTTTTGTGGTCTACTGTGATCGGCCGTCCCCATTTGGCCAAATGCTCCTTATCCGTCATTCCGCACCGCACGCACTTAAAGCCGTCACGCTTCAAAGCAGGTAGGCGCAATCCACCAAAGCGGTAATAAGTGAATTTGCTAAAGCCGTACCGCATTTTGAAAGCGCTTCGATCCCGCCTCTGCCATTCAGCTTTCGTCATCAGTCTAAAACCCTTTCTTTACGGATCATCCTTTGAGTGCGGCGGATCACGGCCGCGGTTTCGATCGGGACTACGGTTAACTGCGCTAGGGTTGGCTCTGCGAGCCGCATTTGCTCATCGAAAACGAAGAGCTCGCCGCACTTGAGGCAGAGCGAGAAATCCCCTGGCTGCGGCCGGCCGTTGCCGTTTGTCTCTGTTGCGGCATCCATTTCGTAACCGCAAACGTTACACTTGAACACCGGGAGCGGTTTGCCGGCTGCGTCCAGCATCACGGGAGGTTTAGGATTCATAGTCTGCCTCCCTTCCCATTTAATAGTTTCCGCCAACGTCGAAGCATCGGAGGTTCGGACTCGATCCGATCGTAAAAGGCGTGCCAATCGCCCTTAGTCATATCGCCTGCGAGCTTTACCTGCAGGAACAACGCAGGGTTAGCGCGCAGTAGTTCCCCTGGCGGGATTTTGAGCATAGGGATTACGCGCATAAGCTTTTCTCCTCCCTGTGCGGACGCGCCTTGCGGATCCGCCACTCATGACCAACAAAGCCACTAAACCGGATCCATCCCTCAGCGATTTCCTCAGGCGTTGCCCGTCCACTCACCCCGAGGTAGCGCACATCGCACGAGCAACCCCAATTAGCACCCTCAACTGAAAACATGGCCGAATCTGGCCCATTAGCCTTAAGGGTAATTTCCCTGATCGTAGTTATCGCGCCTCCGGAGTCTGGATCCAAGTCCTGCAGTTCACCTCCGATCCAACTCGGATCGAGGACAAACTTGCTCCAAAGCGGGTAAGCGCGGCCGTGAATTTTGATAGGCTCCGTCTCTTGGCCATTGGGAAGAGTGATCATGCCTCCTCCTTCTTTACTTCCGGCAACCCCTGCAGCTTTTTGCTTTCAGCATTGATTTGCTCCTCGAGCTCTTCCACCTGTTTCCTCAGAGCGCGGATCCGACCAATGAGAAGATCGTTGAACACGTTTTTAAGGTAGACGTTGCGCGCATAGGTTTTTTCGCGGCTCCCGTCGACAGTGACCCAAGCCTCCCGGCCGCCACTGGTTAGGCACGTTACCTCTCCCTGGCGGAAATCATCGTCATGATACCGTCCTATGCACCAGCAAGGGATCCGTTTGAATTTTGGCTTGGCATCGATGCGCTTTTTAGCCAGGGCCAGCGAAGGCGCAACGCGCTCCTCCCCGTCATAAGTGAACTCCCATTGATTGCCTTTTTCGGAGTAGGCGATCTCAACTCCTTTGTATTTTTCGGTTATCATGATTTGTCCTTAGGTTTGTTTGTCGAAAGTGTATCCGGCGAGCTTCGTCATAGCCTCGATCTCTGAGATCAGCACCTCAAAGTCCTTGTTGTGATCGTGGCGCAGTACCCAACACAGCACGCCGGCAAGGGATGCCAATTGCTTAAACTGCTTACCTGAAAGCCCCAAGTCGCATTCTTTCAAAATGATCCCCGCGAGCAGATCATGAGCGCGCTGGATCTCCATCGCCGGCCGCATTGGCAGGACTGGCCCTGTGGTCATTGGGACTGCCCCTCCTGTATCGCCCTGATGATGCCTGGAGTACGACTGCGCTTGAGTAAAGCATCAGCTATCTCATAAGACTCTCTTGCGCACCTGTCTGCCTCCGGCGAAACATGCATGCCGGACGCCACCATGCCGGCCAGCAAATCCCGCAATACTGAACTCACAAGGGAAGCTAGTAGCTCTTCTTTGTTCATAAGCTGGTATTAAAAAGGACGTTAAGGACTGCGGCCGCCATGGTTTCCCGCTCACTGACACTCATTGGCCCTATCACAGCATTGGGCTCCGAATAGCGCGCACCGTCCACCTTGGCGATCGCCGCTTCGAGCTCAGCGAAAACGCGAGCCGTAAACTCAGGGATGCTAACGAGGTGCGCCCTGATGATTTCCTCAGCCGCGCCGATAGTATCGGGGATGGTTTTGGGCTCCTGCATTGCGCGCTCTGCCACCTCGAGGGCACGGCCAGGAGCGCCAAGCCGGATCCAGTGGCAAACCTCTTCCCATGGCGGCGCAGGCAAAACCCCATCGCCAGCGCGCACCCATTCACAAACCTCCGCCCAAGCCGGCTCAGGCGGCCGATTCTCGTACTGGCAGATCTCCTGCGATGGTTCTTGCTGCGAGGGTTCTGCAGGCGCGAGGGCTCTTGGCTGCTCGAGGTGCGCGGATACCCTGGCGTAATCCTCAGGGCTATCCAGTTGGCAAAATTCACTCAGGCAAACGGGGCAGGTTACAGCGGGAAGTTTGGACATAAGCGCGATGGGTCTGGATTGTTGCGAGGGTTCTTATCTGCGGTGAGCGGCTCCCGTTCCAAGCGGCCGGCCAGGGCCGCCAGGACGGGGAGAGCTATTCCAATTCGGGCTTTTGCACTTTGGGCAAACCCGCGGATCATTGACTCGCGGAGTCCAGCGCCAAAAGCATCTCAAACAGGTGAAGAGTGGAAGTGACGCCGCTTGTTTTTTCTGCTCTCTCATATTTCTTGTCAGTAAAATTACACCCGTCGCGCACAGGATTGCAATCCGAAAGATTACCGATAGGTAAAAAATATCTTGTAAGTCCATTCCACCTGTGATTTACTGAGCTCCTCAGGCTTGAAGAGCCGCACGAAGCGGATCGGAAAAGCCCGAGCGCCGCCAGGGCGATCCTGGCAGACAGTAAAAACGGACAAACAGTTATGACAAATCCTTCATCGGTAAACCTCATGGAAGCTCATCAACAATGGGCGAACCGTCCTGCCGATCAACGCTTCGAAACCCTGGCCGCGCTCCGTGATTCAGTGGCAGCGCGCCGCCTGCGATCGCGCTCTGTCGACATTGATTGCGGCCGCACGGAAGTAAAAGACACGGATGGGCTTCTCACGATCAACGGCACAATCACACCTTGTGAGCCCACTCATTGGAGTTTCGGCCAACTCTCTGCCCTCGTAAAAGCGCCAGCCGGTTACCTCCGAACATTGCCAACGGATCTTGTAGTCAAAAACCTCAACCATGGCTTGAAAGAGAGCGGCCGTGAAACGGTCAAGTTTATGACGGTCGCTGGCGACAATGAGCGCGTTAACCGCCTGCAGGCTGTGACGTCGACAACTTACGGGCGCATTTGGGACGCTGATGTAGTCGAATCCGTAGCGCGAATCAATGAGCGGATCGGCAACCGGTTCTTTAACCCCAAAGCGTACGTTGACGGCCAGGAAAAGCCCTCTGGCCTTTACGCGTCCGATCGGGATTGCTTCATTTTCATGATCGACGGTGGCAGCTATTTGGACGCTGGCCCCCGTGCGAAGTTTAACCGCGGGTTTATCGCCTGGAACTCAGAAGTCGGAGCCAGGACTTTCGGCCTCATGACTTTCCTTCACAATGGCGTTTGCGGGAATCACATTATTTGGGGTGCAACGGACGTCAACAAAGTTGTGATCCGTCACACTGAAGGAGGGCCGATCCGGTTCGACAACGAAGCGGCTCCGGCTCTGCTCGAGTACTGCAATCGCAGCGCAAATTCCGACATGGGCGCAATCCGCAAAGCGCAGTCTCAACTCCTGCCGATCGCAGACAAAAAGATCACGGTTGAGGATTTGGTCAAATTCACTTCCAAGGCTGCCAAGTTTACGCGCTCAGAGCTCAGCAGCGCGATCGACTTCGCGAAAGCGGAGGAGGGCGACTGCAAGACGGTTTGGCAGCTTGTCCAGGGTCTAACCGCCTACGCTCGCGGTTTTGACTTCGTGGACGCTCGTTTGGATCTCGAAACCAGAGCAGGCAAGATCCTTTCCCTGGCTGATGCCGTGGCCCTGTAATCGGGTGCCATCCCTTCCTGGTGGCGCACGCGGCAACCGGGAAGGGCAGGCACGCGATAACCTAAGGACACAAAATGAGAAAAAATCACTATCCGTTGGCAGACTGCCCAACGATGGAAGAGCGGCCGGCCAATGTCACGCAGCGTAATTTACGCTGTGAGGCAACCGGGGAATTTAGAGCACCCAAAAAAGGCGAGTGGTATTTGAGCGGCGCGATTATCGAGGGTTACAAAGCACCCCTCGATCTGAGCACCCCTTTTCACATTGCGCGGCTCATTGTTTGGCCGGATCCGGAGCGCTTCGCTCTTGAGGCATTTGTTGCCACCGTCGAAGCGACTGGCGGAGTTATGAACATCGCAGTGGACGATCGCCCGTATCTTGTCCCCGTTGCGGATGAGCAATGGGCGGATCTGGCAGACGCGTACCTCGCTGCGTGCAAAGCTCTCGATCGCCTGCCCAAAATTGATGACTCACCAAACCCGTTTGCAATCCAACCCAAAAGCCAAAAGCGCCAGGAGGAAAAGCCCGTGAGCATCTCTGATGCTCTCCTCCGTGAGCGCTGCGCAGAGCAAGCCCCGCGGATCCTGGCGCTGCTCCGTCATTACGTGTGCGTCATCAATACATCCGATGATACGCACCCCGATTTTGAGGACTCATGCGCCGATACCGTCCAAGAGCTTTGGATGCGTGAAGCTGAAACCAAGTTGCTTTTAGCGCGGCTCGAAACCGGGAGGGAGCCGTGAGAAATTTTGGACACACTCGCGCCGTCAAGGATGAGGCAGGCAACGTGATCGAGCTCAAAGATTCACCGGCCAGGGCCGTTACAGTTTCCGAACTCGGACGCACCTTTGGAGCCGATCACGACAAGCGCTTAGTCGTCTCACTCGACAAAGGCGACTTGATCACTGTGCGGCCGGCCAGGACGCGCCGCTCGCTGCAGATCAAAGCCTGTGACCTTTGGTTCTACCTCCTGCGTTGTGAAGCCAACAAAAGCCAACTCGAACGCGCCAGGGAGCGCAAAGCCCGTAAAGCTGAACGGCTCGCCAGGGAGCGCCAGGAGCGAGCAGAGCGCCGCCTATTCCGTGGGGGTGCCAAGTGAAGCGCGCCGATCGTCTCGCTCACCTTTTCCAGTTGGGCTTTGATCGCTCGCATCCGATCGGCCGCTCCGGCCTTAAGGTTGCCTGCAGCCAGTGTGAGGCAGTCGCGATCAACTCTGTGCCTTGCCATGAAACCGGTTGCCCTCACGCAACCCATGAATGCGCAGGGTGCAACGAGCTCCTACCCATGAATCAAAAATACTGCAAGGATTGCCAATGAGCTCATCCACTTTAATCTTGTTGGACGTCGCCAAGGAGATCCTGCAGCTATTCCCCTATGGGCCACACTTGAGCGCGTCGCAAAATCGAGCTTTGGCAAGCTTGCGCGCCGCAGTCACAGCCGCAGATCCGCAACTCGCGCCGCGCTTCGTTATCGGCCGCTCTTCCACCAACGGCTTCACCACATTCGCAGACGGCGATTTGTTCGAGCATCACGGCCGGCTTTACAAGCTCTGCTCTTCCGGGTACGGCTGGACGTTGCGGCCGCTCATCCCGGGCACCAATCGCGCCAACTACGGCGAACACCTTGACGGATGGTTAGACCTGCCCTCCGCCATGGCGCTAATAGTGAAGCTGAACCAAGCGGCCGCGGACGCAGAGCCGCTGCCAGAGCTCCCCTGGCACGAAGCATCTGCCCTCCGTTGCAAGCAGTGTAAAACCCCCTACGTGAAGCACTCAACTTGTGGCTGCCAGTACTGCCCTGCTTGCTGGCTCTCCTGCCCTCGCTGCGGAGGACAACGGCGATGATCCGCTCCTGGCTCATCACGGCCGCGGATTGGCTGCTCTGGCATGCCCTCAAAGCCGTTGTAATGCCCTGCGTGTACGTCGCCCACTGGCTCACCGCAAATGAACCTCTCCGCCCTCCTCCTCACTCTCCTAGCTGAGCTCCTCCTCCTGGCTCTTAAGCTCTGGCATCGCCACGCCTGACTTCCCCTGGCCCTGCAGCCGGCCAATTCCGGCCAGGGCCAAAACCCCCAATTTCGCTCTAGGATGCCCCAGGACGATTTTGGGGGTATCCACACCCCACTCTTGACGCAAACGCCCTGCAGACGCCAAGCTGCAGCCAGTGCCTACCAGAAAATGGACTCCTGACGAAGCCAGAGCTCATGGCGCAAGAGGCAGAGCCGCTCTCAAAGCCAAATGGGAAAACCTCCGAAAAGCAACCGCCACTCTCCATCAAGTCCGGCGAACCAAATCCCCGCTCCAGGCTATTGACGTCATCCTCGCTGGCTTCTATCGCGACCTTGCCAAACTCTGCTCCCACTCCTCCGCCGCTGAGCGCTTGTCTCGAACCATCTTCAACCTCGAACAAATCAGACGCATCCACACCAAGGGCACCAAGGGCAATGACACCCCTCCTGCAGTTGCACAATCTGGACCCTTGGGGATTGCTGAGCAGGAGCCGCTGCCGGCCAACCCTTCACCGGTACCGGATGCAACTCCGGAAACCGATTCCGACTCATCCCTTCCGGAGATGTCACCGGACCTGTAACGAGGTTACCCGATCCCCTTAAAATTCGAGTGCGGAGCACCCCGATCCATTCTCTCCCTTTTCCGTACGCCGGGAGCTCATGCCGGGAGAGCTTTGATCGTACGCCTCCGGCGAGGAGTCGTGTTTAAGGGGAATGGGTGCCAAGGTTCCAAAGGAATCTCTTTTTTCCACCAGGGACGACCGTGGGGGCACCCACCCCGGGCACCCCCCGCGAGGGCATGTCGGTTTTGTTATACCCCCTTGTGGTAGGACCCTAATTTCTCTGGGCTGAGAATGTTCCATGTGGAATCACTCGTCCTGGCATGACCCGACAACCGAGGGTAGCGAAGTGGGTTCGAAGAGAGGGGTGTGATGAAAGTGATGGTGCAAATCACGCGGAAGAGATCTGATCTGGATCTGGATCTGATCCATCACACTGATGTTTCGTGATAATGCAAAACGTCATCTAGTGATAATTGGTGATTGACTGGGGTTAGGAGGGGTGATGGAATGTGGGGAAATATGACGCGAAAAACGAAGAGCAAGACGAGGATCTCGAGGCATTTGACCAGGGTGATAAAGGCATGGTTGGACTGGCACGGGAGGGAGGAGGAGGCGATGAGGGCGAGGGGTGAGGAGAGGAAATTGATGGAGGCAGTTGGGGAAGAGTTGGAAGCGGCATGGGATGCTGGAAAGAGGGGTGAGGCGTGAGTGAATTTCAACCGCCGACAGGGGGCTATGGGAGGATATGGGAGCAGATGTATGAGGGGAGTTTGGCAGGGAGTGGGGCGGAGGTGTTTTGTTTGTGGCCGTATGCGGTGACGAAGATGAGGCTGAGTAAGGGAGTTGGGGCGGTGGTGATGTTAAATCCGCAGGTATTGAGGGGGATTTTTGGGGTGGCAGATGAGGCATTTGTGCAGAGGGGGATAGACAAGTTGTGCGCGCCGGATCCTCAGACCAAGAACGGGCATGAGCAGGAGGGGAGGAGGTTGGTGAAGCTGAGCGGACACCTTTACTTGGTGGTGAACGGGGCGGAGTACATGGCGATCAGGGCCAAGGAGCGGCATGCGGACGCGCAGGCGCGGTATCGGGAGAAGCAGAAGGGTAAGAAGCCTGGGAAGAGTGCGGGGCAGGTGAGGGCGGAGAATGACGACCGGCAGAAGCGGCATGAGGAGGCGGAGCGGAATGGGAATGCGGAGTTAGCGGGATTGATCGCGGCGGAGGGGTTGCCACCGGTGCCAGAGCCATTGAGGGATCCTCCTGAGCATGGCGGGGCTCCGACCACACTCGATGAGCCTCCTGAGGAGGATTTGCCAGGGCCCGAATACCAGGGGAGCGATGAGGAGCCGCTCGCATGAGCCAAAAGCTTTCGGAATGTGAGAAGGGGTATCGGCGCTGGCTCTCTCCGGATCGGCCTGCGCAGGGCGCGCATTTTCCGTTTCATCGCAAGTGCTCAAATCCTGGGTGCCGCAAAATGCTTTGGAAGAGAGCGCCGGACCACGTTTCCTATTGCTCAAGAAAGTGCCGAAAACACGCTGAAAGCAAAGTCAAAAACCAAACCCAATGAACTGCGATAAAATTATGACGGCAGTAAAGCGCTGCTGCAGGTTGCTCATGGTTGAGTTTACCAGAGTGCCGATCGGGACATTCCAGTTGCTCTTGCTGCCTTTAAAGCGCGCAGTCCAAAATCCGTTCATGGAGTAGAGTAGGCCATGGCTATAAACGCATTTACGATTCTGGTTGTGATCAGTCTGCTCCTGGCAGTGGGTTCAATGATCCGTCCTCAGTGGCCTTTGCTGGCCGTCGCAGTCCTGCTCATGGCTGTGGCTTTGCTCGTTGGGGGGAAGTGATTTTAGCGCAGCCTCGCCGCGCAGATCATTTTCTCAATCTGCAAAAGGGCCTCATCGAGTCGATCGCAGCGCCGTCTTTGATCGGCTGCCCATTTTACGAGCGCAGCGCTGGCGCAGTTGTGGGCATTGAGGGTAGTGAAATCCAATTTGCATCCGAGTACCTCCTCGATCCCGGTTTTCCATTTCTCATCCCTGGCGCTTGCCTCCTTAACCGCGAGCCCGAGATCATGGCGGCAAGCCTCAAGCTGGGCAGTCGTTTCATTCCAGCATTGGCGATCCTGCTCGAGTTGCGTGCGCAGGAACTTACAGTCTGCGCGCAGCCTTTCGTTTTCCTCGAGGAGCACAGTGCTCATTTTGCGCTCGCGATCGAGCTCCGCGGCCGTCTCAAGTCCTGGGTTTAGTGCCTTGATATCCGCAAGTGCCTGCTCGATTGCCTGGGCACAAGCCTGGATATCCGGATCGTAGGCAAACGCCTTCATGGCGTACTGAATGATCGCTTTCATTTGTTTCCGATCTGTGGTCTGACTTTGGGGTTTTCCTCTTCAAATTCCGTGAGCATCGCCAGGACTTGGAATAGGTTTTCTTGGCGCAGTTTGGTGACACGCAGGAACATGATCCCGCAACGGCAGCGCTCGCAGAATGGGCCCCCATGGTTCACCCTAGCCGCGTTTCCGATGCCGCTCGCCTCGCACTTTTTGTGCGTGTCAGGGCACGGGATTTTGCATTTGCAGGTTTCGCACAAGTGCCAGTGATCGACTGGCCCTTCACAGAGTGGCTCCGCGCTCATTCCGGCGCTCCCTTCTCACCATCGTTGCAGCCGTCAAATTCAAGCCCTGGCTGCTTGTGAATTACCTCTTCCAATTGCTGCAGGCAAAACCGGCTCACAGGCTCAGCGCGGTACTCTGCCACCATCTTGAGCGCGATCTCCTCGCTCACTGGTGAGATGCAATAGATCGCTTCCGGCCGGTAAAAGCGCGTAAAAGCTTTTTCGCTTTTCACCTCCGGCACGTCGACGCGCAGGAAAGCGCCTCCGGCGATCGTTGTCTCTGTGCACTTGCCAATGATTCGGGTGCGGCCGAACAGTTCGACAAGGCACCATTCAGAAAAACTGGCTGCAGGTTCATTGAGTGTTTGGGTCATAACGAGTGGTATTTACGAGTTTAAGGATGCGAGCGGGGATTTTGTAACGGCGCTCAGAGCCGGAGCTCGATCCGGCTGGCGCTTTGGGTTTCGGCCAGCAATGCCAGCGCATACAATCGCCGCACTGCCAGGAGATGAGGGATGAGGTGCACAGCGAGCCCAAAAACTTGTCCAGCGCTTTCTTGCTGAGGAAAGCCGGGAGGTTCGCCACCTCGCAGATCGGAGGGCCAGATTTCCAGCGTGCGGGAGCGAGACTCATGGCTTGCGAATCCTGGCCGGGATCGCTCGATATCCCGGCGTGACGTAAGTTGCCTCCTCAGAGAAAGGGCTCTCGAGTCCGAGCGTGTTGTAAGCCGTGACGGCAAAAAAATACGCTGTGTTGGTTCGGAGCCCGAGCAAGTCCCAGGTCAAGGCAGCGCTGCAGTCGACCGAGTTGGTATAGGCGCGCTGGCCGCAACCCCAATAAAGGCGATACCCATCAGTGCCTGGAGTTGGACTTGGATCCCATGCGAGCCTTACTCCTGGCTCTTCCCAAACGCGGTAAAACGCTGGCGAGGGCTCGCGCACGACATAAACGCGCAGGTTGGTGTTGGTCACCTCTGACCAGTTAAACAGGTTGGGCGAGTTGAAAACGTGCACGGGCCCTGCGTTGGTCCACTCGAGGAGCAGACTCAGAGTCTTTGCCTCCTCCGCCAGGGCGGCGCGAGGTTTGTATTTCACTTTTGGCGGGAGCGGCACAGCCGGCGTGCGAGTCGCCGGCCGTGCGCAACCGAAAAGCAAA